GAGCTTCGGTTTGTTTAGAATACTTATATACAGCAAAATGAGCAAATGCAAGACATTGCATAAGCTCTTTGCCTAAATCCCATTTTTCTAGTGCCATTTACCTTCTTCTACGAATTGTTGGTGATGGATTACGAATCATCTTTTTATCTGCATAATCTGCATCCATTGCAACATGACCAGTTCTTGTATTTTGTACTACTGGCTTTTCCCTTGTAGTTTTTTGTTGTGATGTAAGTCCTTTTGGAATAGTATCAGTTTTAGATACTTTTTTAGCAGGAACTCTATATGATACTACTGCTGGCTTTTTCTTTCTTTGCTTTGAAGTAAACTCTGCATACTTCTCTGCTTTCTTTCTATCTGGTGTGACATAATGACCTGGACCTTCACTTCCTTTTGGTGATGGTTTTGGACCAGTTCGTTTGATAGATTTTACAGAGTCTTGATCAGACCCATGGTGCAATACTTTGAATCCTATTGTTTTCCCAGTTCTCTTAAATGCTTCATCTAAAAACTGTGAATATGTTTTGCCCTCAGCATAATTTCCAGTAGATTGTGCTCTTTTGCGAAGTGCTTGAATGAGTGGACTATCTCCAGACATTCCTGGTTTTTTACTTAAATTCCTTCTTCTTTCTTTCTCATACTCATATTGTTTAGCAGCAGATCTTTTCTTTTTAGGAACTAGACCACCAGTTTTTGAACCAATTTCTACTTCATCCTTTTCGTAAATTGTATGCATGGAACAATTGATTGATTTTAAGTATTTATAAAAAAGAGGGGCTTTTGGCCCCTCTAAATCACTTATTCATTTGTAGAGTCGGAACTGGCATTCCTCCTTCTGTTGGTACATAGATGGTTACATTACCATTCTTGCTACCATCTTCAAGTCCAGTGATATACAGATACTGAAGATACTCACGGTTGTCTTTTAGACTGTTACCAATGATTTGGTTTGCCTTGGCAACACCAGTAGCACGAATGATTTCAGCATCAGCAAGTTGTTGTGCAGAATCTTTTTTTGCTTGTGCTTCAAGCACTGCTACCTGTCGTGTGTATTCTGCTTTTTGAAGCTCTGCTTTACCAGCAAGAGATTGTTGCCACACATTATATTGTGGACCACCAATGAAGATGAGACCACCAATAACAATAACACCAACTGCTAGGAGAGCAACACCAGCATCAATATAACCATTTTGATTAGTCTTCATAAATCATACCTTCCATTTGATTAGAGAGTTCAAGTAGTTCATTTTTTAGTTGAATATTCTCTTCTTCAAGAGATGCAATTTTACTTTTCAGTTGAGTATTTTCTGCCGAAAGGCACATCATATTCAGTTCATCATCAGTGTATTGAGTCATTTCAGACCAACCTCCTTGAGATAATCATGGTAACGCATAAATCGAGTGAGTGATGGGTGTCCTGGTGGATTCAAGCTCCAACAGCACTCAGTATAGGATAAAAACTCATACCAAGGCGTGGTTGGATCCAGAACATGAACTGGCACAGTATCAGAGTTTTCCACCAACAACTCCTTCATGTTTAGTTGCTTCAGGAAAACCTTCCTGTTGCCATTTCAGATATTGTCTGGTAGCAGCAATGCAGTTATTCTCAGACAATGATGTGATGACTTCTTTACCTTCTTTTGTAAAACTCCTCCATGTTTTCCATCGAGTTTGTTCTACACGAAATGCATCATCAATCCACTGCACTTCTGCAATTTCAGGATGCTCGTTTTGGTTTGTCATTCAAATTCTCCAGTACGGTTTTTGATTCTACCTGTGTGATAAATGCCCTCAACTCTGGTGTCTCGGTCCATTCCCAGATTGTGCCGTCTTTCTGGGTATAACTTTTCTGAATAGTCTGAAGTTTCATAAATTTCTACCTGTACATTAATTTCTCTTGAGTTCCAGTGTCGAATGACACCAGCTACGATGAATAGGTTTGTAGCAAAGTAAGTAATGAAGATGATAGTCCTAACTACTGCTACTTTGTCTGCTACTTGGTCTTTTTTGTGTGCTTTTTCTCCTAGTGCGAGTGCCCACAGGTGCCACAACGATTTCAGTGGATTCATTTGGTTCAAAAAAGGTTTCTAGTGATGAAAACAATTCTTGTTTTTGTTTTCGTGGTGTTTTACCAGTAATGGTTCTAATATCACCATCAATTGGTTTATACCTGTCTATGTATTTCTTTAAATGATCTTCACAACTAAACCAACAAACTTTACTTTCACCTTTATCGCTGTGCTCCAACCTATAGGGGAATCCTTCATATGGAAAATCTGTCATCGAATAATTTCTACATGTGTAATTTTACCATCTTTGAAACAAATACTACATCGTGGCCATTCTTCCCATTTTTGATGTGGATTTTGTTCAGGATAGACTTCAATGCAATCAGTAACATACACTGGCTTTACTTTACCGTGCTGACCATTTGAAATCCATTGAAATCGTGCCCATGGTGGAAGAGATTCATCATCAACTTCTACAAAGTCTGCAGTATATGATTCATCAATCTCATATAATTCACCTGCAGGAGTAATCCAGTACTCAGCCATTTTATTGTCCAATCCTTTAGTCTGTAAAGTATTGGTATTGAAGTGTTCATTGATTGGATATGAACAATGAACTCGGTCAAACATTCCCATTAGAAATCACCTTTGCCTTGGGAGACATCAAAAGTAAATATACCACGCTCTTGCCACATTGTCAAGACCCTTTTACGATCATCAAAAACTGCAAAGATTTGATACTGTTCTTCAATAATGTCAGCAATCTCTGCCTTCACAATTGCATCATCACGATGGTCTTGATACTTTCTCATATAAAGAGCATTGTAATCATCAGTGAAGATATTGTGCCTTTCAAGCCATTCTACAGTCACATCACGATAATCATCAGATCGACCACTCACAAAGAAAACAGGAAAGAAATACTTCAATGAATGAAACATTGCAAGTACTTGCTTTACAGGTTCATCTTGACTGATTCCTTTGTTCCATGCATCCCAGTTTCTAGGTTTGGTTGCAACAAATTGACGACGATGTTTTACATCACAAAGAGTACCATCAAGGTCAAAAATGATGCACTTGTCTTTAGGAGTATTCGTAGAGAAATCCATGATTAGTGGTGTAATGAACATGAGTAATACCAGCTTCTTTCAATGCAAGCTGACAAATAGGACATGGGCGGGCCATTCGTAGTTTACCTTGTGGATTGACCCTCGCAACGATCACAGTATCAACTTCTTCACGACACTTAACAAGTGCTGCAATCTCTGCATGTAGATAGATTTTCTCTGCAAGTCCTACACGCTCAGCAAACTTGGCTTGAAGTGGATGTGATTTGGTTTCAAGATTAGTTGCACTTACAATTACTTTGTTCTTGTTCAGTAGGAGTGCTCCTACCTGTTTTTTGGAAGGAGAGCTTTTTGCAGTTGCAATTACTTGTTCAAATACCGAGTCAGAAATCATCAGGCCACCTGCAATTTAAGATGCGTACCATCATGTGTCATGATGACATCAAAACCTTCATCTTCAGTTGGCATTTGAAATTGGTGATACATGCGAGTGATAACGGATCGTGGAATAAACTTATTCGCTCTTTGCGAATTGCGAATGATAGCATCTTCCAACTCAATAGGAAGAACCACCACAGTTTTAGTGTATGTGTCTGGAATTTTCTTGAGTTTCTGTTTGCGAGACTTCTTGGTTAGATTAGTTTGATCCCAGAGAATTGACTTTTCATGCTGAATGGCATAGTCAAGTTGTTCAAACATCTTAGTAGTTGCTTCAGTAATTACATCATCAAATACTTCATTATATGATTTATCTACAGACCTTGCATACTCTTCGATGTAGTCGTCTGTAGATAGAATCACATACTCGTCAAAAGCATCTGTGTTTTCAGTTCCTCTGCGAATGTAAGTAGATTTACCTGCACAGGGAATACCACACATCATAATCAGTTCCATGAAATACCTCCGAACATCCAGCGAGAATCGTTGAGTTTAGTTTGAGAAGTCAGAGACTTCTCGATTGAATCAGTGAGTAGTTGCTTGCAGTCTTTACCTTGTTTCATGCCAAACATAAATGGACGATGAATAGGTAAAAGCATTCGGTTTACAAATTCAACGGCAAACTCCTTTTTGTCTGGATACATCATATCACCACCTTTGAAGATCTTGGTGAGGTCTGAGGACACCTCATCAACTGCACACCAGAACTTCTGTTGGAAATCTTTGAGACGCTGGGCATCTTCAGGAGTTAGCAGAGGAATCATATCATCTACAGAATCATTGAGAATAACTTGAATGATATTCTTTTCTGAGTTGATTTGTTCCTTTGAACGATGGCGTAGAATGTATTCATCTGCTTTAATCTTAACCATGTGACCGTTATCAAAACGAATCACTACACCTTCACCATCATCCCATTTACGAATGTGGTCTACAATCTTTTCAATATCAGTTTCATCACCAGCAATAGCTTTTACAACAGGAATATCATAATTTTTTCCTGTTTCAACCATCTGAGAATATGGAATGTAATTTCCACTACGCATATCTCGCACAGCAGTTAGAATTAGATTATCTTCTGAATAATCAACTACAATACGATTCTTTCGTGAACACCATTCAAATATAGGTGTTAACCCACATGAAAAACTTGATTTAATAAACTTAGCATATTCTGGTTTATCTGCAACAAAATACTCTGCATTCATTGCAACATCAGTAATGCCAGCTTTTGTGCCAAGACGAAAACCTTCTGGTGTTGGAATGGGACGAATCATCGAACCATCTAGCTTTTCTAGAACTACATGAGGTTGAGTTAAATCAATCTTATCTAAATTAGTTTCTTCTCGCTCACCAACATTGAAGAACTTATGGTATGGGCGAGAAATTAGATTACCAGTAGCAGTATCAAAGATCATGCCACGACATTCACGACGAATCTTCATATTATAATGACTACGCTCACGAACAAGTGAGAAAGTCTCTTCAAATGCTACCATGTAATTGATAACAGTGTACCAATCTTTTTGCATCACTTTGAATTCTTGCCAATCCTCAATGTGTGGAATGACATCATCAATGTGATCAATTTCTGGAAAGTCGTAGTTCACTGGTAATCTTCCTGTTCAAAGGTGAAGTATTCGTAGATTTGAGACATCACAGCTTCATCAATGTGCTGCATAATGGCACTTGGCAAAGGATTCTCTACATGTTTGTGTGCAAGATGCCAACCACGACGCACACCTTCTTCAATTGCCATTTCTAGTATAACACGGGTTTTAGGTTTCATTTGAATGCTTTACAGTTTTTTGCACATCAGCTTTCCATGCTTCAAGTTTCTCAATCCTATTATGAAGTTCGGTGATGATATATATCAAAGAACGATAATCAATGCTCTCAACATCATCTCCACCTTCCATATCATTATAATATGAATATAGGAGTTCTTGTGTAAAGTTTCGGTCAGTCATTCTGTTTGCTCCCAAAGTTTTTCACGCATCATTTTAACACATTTATTCCATTGATAGTCATTTGTGGGATGCTCTGATGGCAACCATTCTTCAACGGCAGACACAATCTCATCACACATATCAATAGAAAATCCCAATTGAAACCTCATTACATTCCACAGTGATGGTGGGCGTTTGAAATGTTTTTCAAGTAGTTTATCAAGGTCAGTCATAAGTCATAAGGTTGCTGGGGGTCTTTTTTCCAAACTGCTTTGTAAATAATCCAAGGTTCTTCTTGGTGGGTCATTTGAGCAGACCAATGGTATCCATTTTCATCAACGGCATCCAGATAATGAATGCGTGTCTTTGGGTCAATCACTCGTGTGATAGTTTTGAATTTTACTCGTTCAGTCATTTTACACCAAGTTGTTTGAGTTCGTCTTCAGTTAGATTAGCAAGGTCTTTCTTGAGTTGTTGAAGTTTTCGTTCCTTTGCTTTTGCCTTCTCTGCTTTTTCTTTCTCCAGTTGTTTTACTCGTTTCTCATACTCTTTATCATTTTCTTCCCGATACTTGTAAAGATAAGGAACTTCTTGGTCGTGACAATCACCATAATTTCGTTCATATTCAATTTCAATACCTTCCCAACCAGCATCTAATTCTGCTTGAAGTGAAGAAATAATACTCACAAGAGAACTTTCAAAATCTCCCCAGTATCGTTGAGTTTCTTTGACTTGAATTCGTTTGATAGTCATTTCAGTTCTCCTCTTGATAAAGGAATACTTTAGCAAACTCTTCTGCTGCTTCAAATGAAAGTTCAGCACAAAACTTAAAGATTTCTCGTCGTTCCTGTTCAGTAGCACTTTGCATATTAGAACAAGTTTTCAACCACTCTGTATAAAGTGTTTGACCCAAATCAACAAATCGTTTTTGAGAGAAGTCAGTCATCAGGTGTCTGTGTGTATGAGAGTATTATAGACCAAAAGGAGCACCTGTGGGATGCTCCTGTGCCAGTTCGTCAAGTGTCCAATCAAAACTTATGGACATAAACCTCAAAGGTGATTTTTGTTCCATACATCATATCCATTTCCATACTCATACTGGATACTTGTGCCTCACCTTTTTTGACTTGTTCTACGACTTGATGAAAAGAAACATTCACACTATTAATGTCATAAGATTTGATTTTACTAACAGGAATAGTTGATGTGTCCCGAAGTTTTTTCAGTTCATCTGCGAATGTTTCTTCACCCTCATAATCTTCTATTCTTGGAAGTTTTGGTTTCTCTTTCTTTTCAGGGTATAACTCAAAATATTTGTCTATAAGAGGATTAGTCATCATACATCAACCCATACAAAAGAAAGACAATTTTTCATAAACCAACGAGTGATAAAATTAGGTTTATCCGACATATAATACCTAAAATATCCCGAACCAAATGTATAATATCCAACTTCTTTACCACCCGTTTTGATTACAAAACTGGAAGTAATATTACTACCAGTCGCAGTAAGTTTAGAGTAATCTAATTTTGCTGGAAAACTTCCATTCTTGCGAGCATACTCAATATCCTCAATAATTCTGGTAATCTTTTTACTAAACTGATACTCTTGGTAATATTTGAGTTGTGCGAACTTATATTCTACATCCTCAATCTGCTTATCAATCTTCTCATCAAACTCTTGTGAGATTTCTTCTAATGACTTGCGTGGTAGTTTGAATCCAGTAAGTTCTTGTGGTTCGTTTGGAATTGTGAAGTATTCTTTGAGTAGTTTATAATCTTTAGCATCTTCACTAGCAGAAGCATACAAATTCATACACTCAAAGACATTCTTTACATCTGTGAGTGTTTTGATTTTACTTACATCAAGTTTATGGTTTAATGGTTCAGTCATACTTCCCCTTCTTCACATCATTAAACCAAACACCTTCAAGCAGACGATGAGTTTCACCATCGGTAATGCGTTCCAACTTCAAATCCAAGTAGGTCTCGTGACTAGTTCTCCTATACCAATAAACCTCATCAGGAAATTCAAAACGATAATAACTTTTTTTATTATAAGAGACAACCTCACACTTTCCATCAAATAGAAAGTTCATTTTTGGTTGAGATTTATGTGTTTCAATCTCTTTGAGGAGTTCCAGTTTCTTTTGAAGCACTTTGATTTCTGCTTCTGTTTTTTCAATATCAGTGTTAAAGGTCATTTGTTTAAAATAAGGAGTAGCATCCATCGCACCATCTTTGATTGCTTGTCTAAAAGCATTACGCAGACCTTCATCTACTTGCTCTGGTGTTTGTGGTATTGGTTGAAAGTCAGTCATTTTTCTCCTGTTCTAAAACATCACGGGCACGGTCAGCAATCTGTCTCAAACTAATGCGAGGGTCATTGTAAGAATTTGGGGTCCAATTATCACACCAACTATCAAGTTCAATAATAACTCGTTCTAATGCTGATTGTGTTTTAGTCATATGCTTTCACGGTATTACAAGGAATTGTTTGTGGTGGAGTGAGAGAATGAAGAGAAGTATAATGAGAAGGAGTATAAACTAATGGAGATTTACTCAAATACTCTTCAAGGATATTACAATCCCAAGCATACTCATCATAATGCTTTTTACCATAGTCCATAGTATCTTCCCGATTTGGAAATGCTACTACAAATGTGTCTTTATAATAGAGTGAATAAACTTTCATTTACAATCCTCATTAGGGTCAAAGTTTAGGTATTCTACCACAGGTTCTCTACAATACTCACAAAGTCGTTTCTTTGCTTCTTCTAGAGTATCATATCCACCATCAAAATAGACATCAAAAGCAAAGATATTAAACCACCGAAAGAACCATCTCTCTTGTGGGAAATACTTTGTGGCATTACCATAAGTTTCTTTTTTGATACGATACTTTTTCATCGGTTCTGGTAGAAAATCTTCACGGATAAGTCGGGGTTTTGGAAACTCTGGTTTTTTCATTTCAGTTCCACCCAATCATCATAATAATACCCATAAGAACCTCCACCACTATGATTTTTACATAGCATATTACTACAAGAAACCCAATAATCAAAGTTTTTACTTTCTGGTCGCAATTCCAAAAGAGATTGATTACACAGGTATTCTAACACAGGATTTTCACAGTCGGTGCATTTACCAACAACACCCAAACAATCTGGTGGTTTCATCGTATTCCACTGTCAAAAATCTTTTTTAGTTCGTGATAGACAAGCACCAGTTCTTTATCAGGTCCAAGATTATTATTCTTTCTTTCATAATCTAAAATCTCATAGAGTTCTTTTGCTTGTTCCTCTGTGAGAGCAAGATGGTAAGTTTTACTGATTTTAATCATTTTTCAACTCCTTGTATTTCATAGCAAAATAACGATATATTTCCATAACAATTTTTACCATATAATCTGTATGATAATGTGGAGGCACTTTTAGATTGGAACAAAATGCTCTTGCGTTTTCCCTCAATAAGCAATTTTCAATTTCACCATCACCACTCCACCTTTCATAATCATCAATCATTTCCCACAAACTATCTTCGTAGTCGGCAAAGGATTTTACAAATCCTTCAAGTGTGTAGTATTTCATAGTTTATTCCTGTAAGTGTAGGTAATTTCTCCAGTTTCCTTATTCATCAGGTGTGCCCAGTCAGTTGGAAGTGTATCACAACAATCCCGAAACTTTTCAGTTGAAGATACTTCCATCACAATAGGAAGATTTTGAGAGTGATAGTGAAAGATTGCTACAAGGGTCATTGTGGGTCTCCTACAAGTCCAGAATATTTTTCTCTATCCCAACCATCAGTATAACCTCTTTCATATTCAATTTCAGCAACTCGTTGGGCAAACTTCATAGCAACCTCACGAAATGCGTTGTTCATAGCACCAGTCATTACACCAGCACCAAGAGTACTCATCCCAAACTCTGTTCCATCTCCCCAGAGTTCCATTAGTTCTTGTTCAGTCATTGGAATTGCTTTGCTGTTCCTACTATTATAAAGCATCACAGACCACTCTGGATGCCTACTGTGCCAGTTCTTCAAGTGTCCTCTGCTTTTATAAATGTTTGTTCTGGAAGGTTAGAACCAACACGATTGAAAAAATATTCACTCATATGTGGATTATAGTTATTTTTCATAATCCACAACCAAGTTCTAAAATCTTCAAGAATACTCACTTTTCAATCTCCTCCACATTTACATAAGGAGCAGTCATCCATTCACTCCACACATACTCATATGGAGGTGGGCATAATGCTCCATTTGCATCAACTCTAAGCATATGATGACGATACTGAATGTCTGGTTTCATTCCCAGTTCATTCTCAACGATACGAAGTTCAATCATTTTTCACTCCAATACTCTTCATAATCATCAAAATCTCTGGGTTCAGTATAAGGGTCTTCACAACCAGTATAGGCATACATTTTGTTATTCATCTTATACCAATCGTGATTGAGACACCACCAGAAATTCATACAATACCAGTCATAAAAACCCAATCCTTCCTTGTCTCCTTCAAGAGACCATAGATTAGTTTTTACTGGAACTCGCATCCAGATTTTCCACTTATCAAATATCATTCTTGTGAGTTTCATTTCACAAAATCTCCAATCACAGGAACATCACCACAAATCTCATTCACTCGTCCTACTGTTTGGTCTTTGAGTACTTGACGACACTCCAAGTTTTTATTGTATGTTTGTTGAAAGAGTGTTCGTTGTTGTTGGGCATCATAGGTAAGCACAGCAGCAGCAACGATTATAAAAACAGGGATAGACAAAAATATCCAATCTGGGTCAAATTTCATAGTGCCTCCAATTCATCAGCAAGTTCATAAAGCAATCGAGCATCAACTACCATATCTTCTATATCCTGGTCTCTACAACACTGATAGTATTGATGTTCATTCACAATAGCACGAATAACAGCAACAACTCCATCTTTTGGAAAGTTGTATGTATCCTCTGCTTCGTATGCTTCCATAATCTTTTTTGCTCGTTCAGTCATAATGCCTCCACATCACCAGCAATTTCATTTAGCTCTTGAGCAGTATGAGTAAGCCAAGGTTCATTTGCAAGCACTCCATCTCTATAAATGATAGAAGAAATCACACGAATAGAAGATGCTAATGCTTGTTTCATATCCTCTGTGGGTTCAACAATCAATTCTGCTTTGAATGCTTCCCAAACTTTGTATGCTGCGTCAGTCATCATTCCTCACCATAAGCACGCCATTCAAGATATTCAATTTGTTCTTCAAGTTCTTTGATTTTTAGTGCTTGTTTATCCATTACCTCATAGCACCATTCACGGTCTTTTCGCAGGTTCTCAATTGCCCAACGGGCAACTTCGGGTCTCTCATCCTTTGAGTTCTGGTGCCAATCTTTGAAGTCAAGAGGAATGACTGCTGAGAGTTCCTCATCATATTTTTGAAGTCTTTCTGCGTCAGTCATAGGTATAATCAGTAGGATAAGAGGAGTTCAGTGATACACTTTCTTGGTGACTTTCCCAACCATTTTCATTACCAATTTCATAGATTGCTCGGGCAAAGTTTAAAAGAGCATCTTCTTGTAAAGGTTGCCACACTACATTACCAACATCACCAGAATACAGTTCTCTCAAATATGATGAAGCAAGTTCAAGGATTTGTTCGTCAGTCATTCTTCCCACCCATCAAAGTATTCAGTAAAAAAGTTGAAACTCAAACCAACTTTACCAACTTGAAAATCTACTCCAAATAAAGAATTAGTAAAGAATGAGAATAGGATGTGTAATCCACCATCACTAAAAACTAAACGACTGGGATTTTCATAATGAACCCAGAGTAATGTTTTATTGTTGATGATACCAAACTGCCAGGTGTGGTCAGTATCACCATCATCCCATACTTTTAGGTTGTACTGATAGGGTTTCATAGCAACTCCAATTTACATTTACCATTTACATCATACACAACTTTTACTTGATACTCATTGACCATATTTGCTCTCCACATAGCATTTTTGAACTCTTCTGTTTCTTTCTCTGGGTATTTGGCAACAAGTTTGAAGTTCTCATCATACTCATTACAATTCACATCATTAAGATAATGGAGATTTAGGAAACGATTGAGTTGTTGCTTTTGTTCGTGGTCAAGTTGAATTCTTACAAATGTGGTGAATTCGTTTGATACTGGGAGTTCTTCTTGATCAGTCATAATAAGTGTTTGTGTTGCCGTAGTTTAGATAATACCAGAACAAGTTTCTCATTCTGGTTTTATTAGGATACCCATCAAGATGGTTCCACATATGATTTCTCCAAGAATACATACAATACTCAAAGAGATGAATAGAAGTCCAGATAGTCCATTTCTTCCAGGTGTCAGTCATACTTTGCCTCCACTTCTTTCACTCGTTCCATAAAACTATCGGAACCGTGATCACCACTATAAAGATAATCAATATGCCTCATAATCTCTGCCATTTTACGCATCTGAGGCAGATAGGATTCCAGACACTCAATCACTTCTTCTGGAAATCCTTTGTAATATCCCCATTCATCATGCATGAAGTTGTTTTGAATCTCTTCTTCCAACTCATCTGCAAACTGTGATACCTTGTAATAATCATAACTGCAGTTACCGAAATGTCCGCCGCTCATGGTTGTGTCTCCTGATTAATTGGGGGTGGGGGAGTTAGTGGGGGAAGAGGTACAGGTGGTGGCGTGGCTGGTTTAACCACTGTAGGTTCTGGAAGTGGTTCTTCAGGTGGTGGAGTTGTAGCAGTAGTTTGCTCTTTCAGATCAGAGAGTTCTTTTTGTAGTTCGGTGATGTGAGTTTCATACTGCACAGGAACTTCCACTGCAGGTTTCACATTACTTTCTTGTGCGAGTTTCCAACCTGCAGCACCAGCACCGAAAATACTAGCGAGGGCAGCAACGACAGAAATGGTTGATTGAAATTTGCTCATGATTGAATCTTGAACGAATGTAGTATAGGACAAAGGACTCAAGAGGTCAAGAAAAAATGGACAGCTCAGTTACTGTCCATTCAGCTGCTCTAGCTCGTTGGTGAGTGCTAGTAAATCAGTTTTATCAATCACAGAAAGATTGTTGAGTTTCTGTGCTGTCATAGTTTTTACATGTTCTGTGGTTTTACGAATAATTGCAGCAACTAGCTTTTCTTCTGTATCTGCCCATGCATTGCGTTCTTGCCATATCTCAGACATTAATTGTTGTGCTCTTTGTGTCATATCAATCCCAAGGTGCCGGTTTTTTCATAATCTCTTTTAATCTTTCAACTACTTTAGGGTCTGGTGGTTCATTCAAGCGTTCTACAAGAGCATCAAAATCTTTTTTTGGTAAAACAATCCTTTCAGGTTTTGCCCCCTTACCCCAGAACTTTTCAAACTCCCATTGGTAATTCATATCTAACCACCCACCATTCAAAGAGTGCCAAAACTCTTCCCAAACATAATAATCATCAAGGCGAAATCCTTCATGACTGATCAGACGATACCACCACCAGAATGGCGTATAACGGAGAAATCTATTTGAAATGATTAATTTATGAAAGTTCATTTCTTCGCCCAAGAATACTCATACATATACATCCAACCATCATTCATCTCACTCCACATCGCATAAGGAAGTTTATAAGAATACTTCTTATCTCTCATCCAATAAGACCACGCCTCCCAAGCATTTGCTATATTTTGAAATCCCCAGATAAAGTGTCTCCACTTCTCATTATCATACACCCAGTCGTTGTTTGTATCAAATGGGTTCCACCTGAAGTGAGGTTCAAAATCACCATCATAGCAGTAACGATTATACTGCTTGCGGGTGTAGTTTTTATATCGTTGTAGGAGATTATCCACAATTAGGCATCCAAATGGTAGAGAGTTTGTTTTTCTTTGCAGTGATGTTGAAATGATCAATCTGACCATTCTTATGATAGATTCCACACCAGAGGAACCCATCATCCATCATCTCAAAGTGTATCATATCAATGTCCCGAATGACAAGTTCATCAGGATTCTTTTCATCGTTCATTTTGCCTCCCAGAATTTACCATCAGGACCACAAGAATAATCAAGTTCTTTCCAACATTTTGCTCTCAACATATCACAAAATCGTTGCTTATAACCACTTACAAGGTCATCAGTCGTATTTGGAGAGGCACACATATCATATTTGCTAGTTCTAAAAAAGATATGTTCTATCCAAGATTTACGATACCACTTACAATCCTTACAGAGTTTTTTGGTCATTGATAAGGGTTCTTGAGATTGTTCAGGATAGCATCAAAGAAAGCAATACGATCTTTGTCGTATTCTACATCAACACCATGTTTTTTGCAATAGTCCATGATAGATTTTTCTGTTTTAGTTGGAGAATAACAATAACGGAACCTAGCAAAAGTAATATGATCCTTGAACTCTTTTTTCATGATCTCAAAGAGTTGGAAGAGTTCTTGTTGTGTGAGTTCTACTTCCCGTTCAGTTGTTTGATGTCCTTTGAATTTGATGTTCATGAGTAATTAAAATGATAATGTGTTTCCCAAGTAAAGATTGGTTGATCACGCTTTTCAACCATAATCTTAACACGATCTGGAATTAGATTGTCATAGCGTTTAAAAAACTCTTCTTCAGTTTGTTCTTCCGAACATTGAAGATGGTATTCATGACCAACAAACTTTTCCCACTGTTCTTTCTCACGGTCTACACCATCATATGATTGATAGTTACGGCAGATCTTCAACCAAATAGATCTTCCTTCACCAGTGGCAAGATAATCTACTACAAAGAAGCGATAAAATGGTTCAGTCATTCTTTAAATTCCTCACTCTAACAAGAAACTCATCACTCTGTTTATATAATCCTGCAATCAAATCCTTGATGTCATCAATTGCAATTGCATTGTACTCCACATTCATGTTTTCACAAATGAGAGCATCAATCATACATTCTAGTGCCATTGCTTGCATATGCTCTGGTGTGATTGGTGTGCCATGTGGCATCCCAGAACATTCATCATTGTAGAAAGCATTATATCGTCGAAGAACAGTTTCACTTCGTTCTTTGCGTTCCCATTCTTCTTTTTCAATTGCTGCAAGTTGTTGAAGTGCATCACCATTTTCATCAGCAAGTTTATCTAAAGCGGTAAATGCTGCTTCTCGTCTTGCAGCTTCTTCAAGCATTTCTTCATGTGTCATTCGCTTTGCCCATCCTAAATTTGGCCAGGTGTCTCTAAAAATTTCGTTTAGTTTCTCGTTTTGGTAATACATCAAAGCATACTGAGTTAAATTTACCTCTGACACCACGAAGTTCAATTTTAGTATGTTGCGAATGAACTTCTACATGCTCAACATAATAGGTATCACCAACAATTAGTATACCAGTAGGGTCATCATTATTGCCCCACTTAACTTGCTCTGGTGTACATCCTAAAAATTTAACATTGTCTCCTGCTTTCATCTTTCTAATTTGGTTTCTATGAACAGATTATTTAAAATGTCATCACAAACACCATACTCTTTACCATTAAGTGGTACTTTATTCATTTGGTAGTACCGTACAGCGTTAAAGATAATCTTCTTTTGTTCTAGTGTAAATTCAGTCACTGGCCCTCCATTGTGTAAGTTTAGTACGAGTAGATTGAAACTCTTCTACTGCTTGAAGAATCATTTGTGCAGATTCATTTGCATCTGATTCATCCCATCCATCATGGTTTATACCATGAGAATAGTAACCATACAAATGGTCTTTAATAGTATCAATCAGTTTGTCATAGTGTGTCATAATAGAAAAGGGAACTGATTAAGTTCCCATGGAAAGATCAATACTCGTAATCGTCATAATCTCGGAAGGTGGATTCATTACGATTCCAACGCTTCTTTCCAGAAATTTTGTAATTCTGGAATCCTTCATCATATTCAAGATCTTGAAGTGATGCATTCTGGCGAAGCTCAGAGAGGCTGCCAGTTTGAGATTTGTTTCCTTTACGAAATGTGCGTCCCATAGTTAGTAATTAGTCTGCGTAGTCGAAAGTGTAATCGTAGTCGTGGTCTGTGGCGTAGTCATCATAGGACTCTTCATCGTACTTGTCAAGCCCCTTTTTGCGATAAATCTCATCAAGTTTGATTTCATCACGAATTTGATCCAGAATGGATCCTCGGTAACTTAAATAAGCCATAGACGAATCCTCGTTTAACTGTAATAATATATATGAGATTTATGGATTTGTCAAGGGGTTCGGGAATCAGTAAAACTTATGAGTCCAATAAATGAAGATGTTCTTTCAAATCAGTGTCTGCAATATGTGCAATCAAGATTAATTGATTGACAATTGTTTGCAGAGAGTTAACACGAACCTCTAGAGTTTCTATTCGGTCTGCCAACTCTGACATACTGCTATCCATTCGTCAAATTCCTCTCCAATAGAAATTGCATCTTCATAGCGACCTTCTTCAATCAGTTGTTGAAAACGATCACAGCGTTCCTTTAGAATTGCATCTAAAATTTTTGTTTTGTTCATGATACTTTACCCCATTTACCAATTGGACAAGAACCAACTTTGAGTCTGGTTTTTGCACTCATAAAGCAACCGCAGCGGCGACATTGGGTAGTTTTGGCATTAAAGTCCTCACAGGAACGACAGGTAGACATTCTGGCCTCCTGCACTGCTGATTCTACAAAGATGTTGTTGCCCTTGGCAATCTCTCCGAAAGAATCTGTAACAGTTTCAGATAGGTTTTTTAGTCTACCCATCAATTCGTTTTTAATGTCATTGGAATTGGACATCACTCAGCATCAGTTACTACTTCAGTTTCTGATAGTTCAGATACTTCTTCTGGGCTGAGTAGAGTTAGACCTTCAATAGCACCTTGAAGCTTAACAAATAGTTCTTTCTTTTGTGCTAGCTCAGTGTCAAGCTTACGAATTTCTTCCATCGTTTGAGCTTGCTGAGACTTGAAATTTTCTAGTAGTTGTTCGGGAGTCATTGTCATTTTGGTTACCTAGAATAGTGAAAGGTTAATCGTAACATATTTATCGTGGTTTGTCAAGGGGGTTGACAAGGGTGCTCAAAGTGTGTATAATAACTCTGTCAGGGTTCAGAAATTAGGTCTTTAGAGTACTTAGAGACCTTTAAGCAAAGACTCTGTTGGGAGTGCTTGGAGATGGATCTAGAATATATTCTGTTAGTTCTTCTGGTGCAGATCCTTCAAGAATAATATTTACATGCCAACCATCTTTTGCAGTTGCTTCAGAGATAACAGTTGGATAACCATCCTCATTCATTTCATAAACTGCATCATTATTATAGATTACACCAACAACATCAATGTCACCATTAAGTTCTGGTCTCATTGAATAATATGTTGGGGGTTCTTGACCTTCTTGAAATACTGGAGAGGTTCTAATCCAGTTCAAAGATTCAAATACAGTTTTCATTTCTTCTTCAGAAGAAAACTTTAAGTAATAAGTGGTGTAAGTCATAATCTCCTTTTTGTTTTTATTTAGTCATATTGATTGCAGTATCAATAGATATTGGATACGGATAATACGAACATTTTACAATTTCTCCATTTGTTTGACTTCCTATTGAATCATTACCTATTAATAGAGCATTAAATTTATCAATTACACTGGCACCTAAAAATTGTGTATGTCTTCTAGATCCATTACAAATAATTGAAAGTTCTGTGTCATCTATTGACATTACAAATTTATCGTTTGTACCTGTTAATGAAAATCCCACAAAATTAGTTATAAATGTTCCACTTATTCTTCCTTCACAATATGCAGTTAAAGTGTTTGGAAGAATACCTATTAAAATGTAATCTGAATTTCCAGTATTGTATAGTGCAATAATTCTTGTGAAAGATCCTGTACTTGGAACTTGTTTGATATTTTTAGTTTCTATATAAAAACTTCCAAATGAAGTTTTATTGTTAAACCAAGTACTTGTGTTTATATTGTTTATTTGTGTAATATCCCAATTTCTCGTGGTTGCAGCAGTTGAATAGATATCTGCAGATCTGGTGACATTCAATGCCCCAGTTGCAGGAATATATGAAGATGCAGAGGCTCCTGTTTCTAACTGAGCACCCCATAGATATACACCGGAAGTTCCATCTCCTGTATATACTGAATTGCCGGAAGAATTTAATATATTAATTAAAGGATTATTAACGGTATTTACTGATCCTTTAGTTGCGGTTAATATACATCTAAACCATCCGTCGTGATATGGAATAATTTCAGCAGATGCATTTGTATAGTCTGTTCCATTTAATCCAAAAGTTAAAGTTGCAGTTCCAGTTGTTAAGTTATATGATGCTTCAGCAACTTCATTTAAAAAATTAGATAATTGCATAGAAATGCTATCTCTTTCTATCCTTTTTGCAAATATGCTAAAAGTTACTGTTTCATTGCTTCCAGTTCTACCGTAAAAAATTGAATGTGAAACACTTCCACTTGCAGCTGGAGATTCGATTATTCTATCTACAGTTATAGTTCCATTTGGAGCTTGTAGACCAGCAATATTAGATGATACTGTCACTCCATTTCCTTTAGACCAATCATTTAATGACTCAGTATAACTTAAAAGATTAGTAGATGCAGGTTCTAATAGTAAAAAGTTCGCATCTAATCCTGCAGGAAGGTAATCAAGCCTTGCCTGATTCACTGCAGCGGTATTAATTACATATGACGATCCACCATAGAAAGTTGCAGTACTAGCTCTAGAAATAAATGTTTCAGTTGATGGAATATAAGATGTTGCAAATGTATGCACTCCATTAAATCTTTCTACTTGCCATCCCCAAATGAATAAAGAATGACCACGAACATTTGCAGTTCCTTGGTCTCTTACATATACTCTTGGATATATTGTATTATTTGTTCCGTTATTCGTAATTGCAGTAGAAACTCTAAACCAACCATTACCGTATGGTGTTATCGTCGCATTTGCACCAGTATCTCCAATTATTGTTTGAGTTTCCCATCTAATATCAACTACAGTTTGTTGGTATGTTCCACCAGTTAATTGCATATTGATTGTGCTTTTTGGAGAAGTTCCTGGTTTTAAAAATATAGAAAATACATAAGTTCCAGTATCTGCAGTAATAGGTTCCCATTTTTGAACAAAACAAGTATTAGAACCTCCATTTAAAGTTGCAACTAATTCATCTGCACTGAAAGTATTGTCTGGAGCTAATTCAATATTTCTTTTTACTTGTGCATTTTCTACAAAAAAATTACCCATGTCAGATTTATTTGACATAGTAATTAAATTAGTTGCCCGATACTCCATCAATAGTCCATTTGATGTTATATCATATGAAGGATCTATAGTTGTTGTAGTTCTTACATATCTTGAAGGGCCAGAACCAACTTCTAGTTGTCCTCCCCAAACATAAACTCCAGATGTTCCATTCCCAGTATATGTATTGCTATTATTCCATATAAGAGCATATGCTCTTCCAGTTGTTGATGGAAATCCTCCTGTGATTGAACATCTATACCAGCCATTATCAATTAGTTCCATTCTGCAGGTAAACCCACCAGTTTGAACTATTGTTCCAGTTCTTAAATTAAATACTGCATATGACCCACCATGCAGAGTTAATGCAAAATTTCTATTATCAGAATAATTTTTTGCATAAATTGACCAAGTATAAGTTGCACCTTGAGTTACAGTTCCAATATCTTGAAAGATTAAATGTTGGGTATTTGTACTATCTTCTAGAACTAAGTTACCAGTTGTTGATCCATCTGGTGCAGTTATTGCACCTGCATTTCTACTAGAAATTCCACCTGCACTCCAGTTTGCTGTATTTTCACTCCAGGGGTATAAATTTCTAATTTGTTTTACAGAGTGATTGAATCTTGGATTGTCGAATGAACTGTATACAATTGTTCCGTCAACATTTATTGATGTGGCTCTACCATTAGTAGATGCAGATCTAACATAATTTATTTTAGGATCTAATTTTCTAGAATTTGCAAAATCTAGATTTAGAGTTGGAGATTCTGATGGAAAATTTTGTGAAATACTCATTTTACTTCTCTTAATTCAATGTTAGTTACTCTTCTAGGATAATATGACAATCTAGATATAGATCCATTCAAATAATTGTTATCTCCAAAAGATCCAATGTCCATAGAATGTGCATTTACAATGGAATTATTTGTTTGTGCTGCATTGCCGATGGCATTAGATTTAAAAATTGCAGAGATTTCATTTCTTTTTGTAGAAGATGCTAATGTTAAAGTTTCTCCAGTATTTATTTGTTGAGAAGACGCTGTAGTTTGATATTGATTTAATTTGGAATATACTAAATGTCCATAAATTCTAGGACCACTTTCCCACCAAATATTCCAAATCATTCCAGTTCCTACAAGTGTATAATTAGTTCTATTCAAAGTACCTAAAATTGGAAAACTATTAAATGTAGATTTAACCACAACAGAATGTTGATCAATGCTATTATTATTTACAAATTTTATATCTGCATAACATCTATCTGCATTCCTGGTAGTTGCAGCACCATTACAGAAAATATATGATGTTGGAATACCTAGTGCAATTTTATCTGCATTAGTTGTAATAACTGTTCCTGGTTCAATTGGTTCTAATTGATATCCCCAAACATAGGTAAATGCACCAACTGATGCACCATCATAATCTGATCCAGGGAATATCCAGGCATTTCCATTAGTAGTTCCTGGAACAAAAGTTGCAGAAATTCTATACCAACCGTTTGGATACCTTTCAAATCTGTAGTTTCCGAAGTTACCTGGAGAGCCTGTAGTGAAAGTTTCTGTTGCAAAATTCCATGTAACTCTTCCTCCTTGAGTCCATGCACCAGTGTGTTCTATAACACAAACATCACTATTTCCTCTTTTTACAAAAAGACTCCATGTATGTGCTTTAGTTGCACCATCTGGAGTATTAATTCCTTTTGTAATTCTTTGCCAACCAGTGCCATTTTGATAAACTTTTGCTGCAGTATTAGTTCCTTCTGGATCAAATACTTCTGTAGTGTTTGGGGTATATAATGCAATCCAACCTACACCACCTGCTGTCCAAGATCCTGCAGGGAACTCAGAGAAATCAATTAAATTTGTAGATGGTCCTTCAATGAGTAATCCAAGTGATTCTACTTTAGTTTCTGTTTTTGATGATGCAATTGGGCTTGGAATATACTCGGATACTGTAGAATTTCTTTCAAGTTGTGCTCCCCATGCAAGAATACCAGAAGTTCCATCCCCTGCATAACTGGCCAGTACAGAATTGTTCACGATTACTATCGCAGGGTATACAGTTACAGTACCAGAAATAGTCGTAGTTATACTACACCTATACCAACCATTTCCAACAGCAGTTATCGTACCTGATGTATTTGTGCCAGTAGTTAAATTTAATGTAGATACAACAGTTCCAGAATTTAAATTAAAATATACTTGTCCACCATTTACAAATCCTGCTTGTGCAACACTAATTGCTACAAAATATCTTTCCACTGCTTTAAAATATACACTAAATGTATAAGTTCCAGATGCATTCTGAATTTCTTGATATCTATCATGAACTCCAGTGAACACTGCTTCATATAATTTTTCTGCAGTTGTTGTGCCGTTGGGAGCTATTGCGGCATTAGTAGTAATTAATAAACTAGCTGGTCCAGAAGTTCCCCAAACAGTATTATCTTCAAAATTTTCAGATCTTCTTGTTATATTTGTAATCACTGTAGGTTTATGATTAAATCTTGGTTCATTTGCTACAGCTATTTTAATCAGTCCATCACTACCAACATATGTGGCAGAACTTGATCTAGTATATACCAAACCAGAGTCTAATTTTTTTGACTTTGCAAAATCAAATTCTAAGGATGGTCCTGATGAAGGAAACTTGTGTGAAATGGCCATTATTGTGTTAGCGATTTTAACTGTAGACTATTTAATTTTTTGGGATAATATGATACTTTTGATAGTACTAGATTTCCAAAACTACCCGAAGTATAAAAATTTCTCCCCAAAATAAATGAATCAAAATCATAAACCAATGCATTCACATTAATTGCTGGAGTAGTTCCAATGCCATTAAAAAAGGATTCATATGAATTGATTGAGTATGAACCAGCAAGTTTATTTTTAACATTTACTGCGGAATTAAATGTGCCTATTGAACTTGAATTTATAGTTTGCGATCTAGTTGCAACATATTGTCCATATGCATTGTATGGATTTAAAATTAGGAAATTAAATGGTGCTGGATCAGTTTGAGAAGAAACTCCAAATACTCCTCCAAATAAATCATTGCCCAAAGTTCCCTTTGGAGTAAATTCTGCAAAGAAAGTTCCTTCATATGGATTATAAGTTCTAGTAAACCCAGAACCAATAATACTTGCAAGGTCTCCTCCTGTACTTACAGTTGAACCTGTAGTTTTTTTGTATGATGTTGGGTATGAATGATTTTCAAATTGATCTCCCCATATTAATATATCTACATCATTTTCATTAAATCGTATTTCTGATAATGTTGAAAGTAAAGTTCCTGCACCATTATAAGTTCTAAATGAAAGTGAAACTCTATACCAATTGTTCAGTAGTGGTTCTATAGTTGCAAATCCATATGGAGATACAGTTGCATCTGTATTTGCAGTTATTATTGGAGTATCAAACGATCCATTTCCAGTCAGATGAAATGTACCACTTACTCTATATGTGTAGTTGTCTCCAGAACCAATATTTACATTATTTACTAAATCAAGTCTAACTTTACTAGTGCCATTTGGTTTAACAAATACAGAATAACACATTGGAGTTGCTTTTGTAGTTCCAGGTGCAGCACTTAATATAGTAGTAATTCTTGCAGCACCTTGACTAGCCACCATTCGTGTTGCAGTATTAGTTCCGTCTGGAGTGACTCCAGCACTACTTGTAAGTGTAGGAGAATTATTTAAATATTTTGTACCAGACCCACCCGCACCATTCGACCAACTATCAGTAAAAGTTTCACTAAATCTTGAAAAATTAGTAGATGGTGGTTCTATCAATAGACCAGATGATGTTGGTTTTCTTACATTACTTGTAGTTGTATGTACATATTCAGTTACTGTAGAACCTTCTTCTAGCTGTGGTGCCCAGAGAAACACAGTTCCAGAAGTTTGGAAATAAACTTGAAATCTTAAATAGTCATTCCCTGCAACTGTTCCAGTAAAAGTAAAATAAATTCTGTACCAATCATTTGGATATCTAACTACAGTATGATTTGATCCTCCATTGGTTGATATAATAGTACCAGTTACTGGATTAAATCTGAAATTAAATCCTTGCTGTTGATCATATAAGAAAAATCCTGATAATACTACAGAAGTTTGAGTTCCTGCCTTTACAAAAATGGATGCAGTATATGTACCATTGCCTCTAGCAAAAACATCCTGATAAATTGACTCTGCACCAGATCCTCCTGCAGTTGCAGTCACTAAAGATGCAGTGGTAGTTCCATCTGGTGCAGTTGCATTAAACCCAGTGGTAGTTACAGAACCACCTACTTCAATTTCACTCCAAGGAACAAATGTTTCTGTAAATGGTAATAAATTTCGTTGGGTTCTAAAGTCAAAACAAAACCTTGGAGTATCTGCTGGAAGAGTTTTTAACTGTCCAGTTTCATCAATAAATGAACCAGAAGTACTTCTAGTAAATAATATTCTTGGATCTAATTTTTGAGACTTTGCAAAGTCTATAGACAAAGATGGATATTCGTCTGTGAAATTTTGAGAGATTGCCATAATTTACCTCACTAACCACTCTTCTACAGTTGCACTAATATCTCGCATTTTGATCCACCTTTCTGCTACTGGTTGCCCTTTACGAAGTCTGAGTTTACCAACTAATCCAACTGGAGACCATTCAGGCCTATCTTCTCTAGAAATATATTCCTGAGTTGCATCATACTCGGGATTTAATTTGCGATGCATAAATCTTTTTCCATTATCTTCATGAGTTTTAACTATTGCATCTTCTGGAACTATAACACCTTCTGGAATATTCCAATCTTCAATAGTTTTTGTAACTTCCATTGGAGTTCCAGATTCATCTGTAATAATTTCTTTCCATTCTAAAACATTATGTTCTTCCCAAATATAACAATTAAATTCATCTTTTAAATACTTATCTGCCCAGTGATTCCATGCATTATCTGCAAGAACTGCAGGATTTCCAGATACAACTCCAATAATATTTTCATCTCCTTCAATAGATTTACGAATTTGTGTGCCAACTAAAGTTACACTATATCCTCTGCGGTCTTCATTATTGGGATTGCCATCTTCCCATTCAAACATCTCAGCATAGTCTGCAGGACTGGACATGGTTGTGCCACCGTCACTGAAAACTACTCCATCGCCTCTAACTGTAAATTCATTATCTGAATAGGCTCCAGAAGCATATAACACAAAAGTATATCCATTACTGGCAGATCTATACACTGTGTTTTGAGATAATGTTGAACCATAACTAAAATTACGATTTTCTACAATTAAACTAGGATGTGCAGAATTTGCAACAAATTCATTGGTCAATAATGCACTATTAACATAAGACCCATCAGTAGTTACCTTTAAAGCTCCACCATTCATCAACCTCATTCTTTCATTGTTATTGCCAGTCCAAACATAAGTTCCAGTAGTATCACTATTTCCAAATCTTAAACGATTTCCACCTTCAACATCAATAAAATATCCTACATTACCATTGATATAATCAAATTGAAGTTCTCCACCTTCAGTTGCAGCATTAGGTTTTAATCTAAGTTCTCTTCCAACATGTATTGGGCCAGAAGTTTGACTTCCTAATGTTAATGGTTGAGCACTCCCAGGTAAAATGGATCCTGCTCTTTCAAATCTTAAGTTAACATTATTAATACCATCACCAATATAAACATCAGCTGCAGTATTACCGACAGATAAACTACCTCCAGTATTGGTAATGGCTAAATTGCCATTGGCATCTATTCTCATTAATGCCTTTGATGAATTATTATCTTGAAAATCTATTTGGCCAGAAGCTGGCGTTATGATTACATCAGGCATTAGATAAACCTCCCTCCGATACGAGTAATTAATGCACCAAATACACTTCTAATACTATAATTTAGTCTAGGTTGGCTGCCACAATTGGCAACATCAAAAGCAGAATTTGGATATGTTCTGTCTAGATAAAGTTCGATATTTTTCATCCAGAATCCTTCTGCAGTATCAGTATTGCTCCCAGCAGTAATACCAACTTGAATATTTCTTGCGAAATTAACTGGGTTAATTGTAATTCGTCTTTCTTCATAATTTGATACCGACGCTGCAGTAAATGCAATTGATGTCTGCCCACCTGCAAGTCTTGTACTCCACTGGCCACCAGAGTTACTTAATTGATTTGGTGAAATTGCCAGTTGAAGATCTCTTGCTTCTAAAGTTGGATAGTTAGAGCCAGACCAACCAGTTGCAAGTTTAATATTTGCACTAATTCTAAGTGTAGCTCCTGCAGGAACTAATATAGTTTCTGTAAATGCATATCCGTATTCATTATAATCATATCTGAATAATACTCTCCATGCATTTTCAGTATTATCCCAAAATCTTTCACAACCAGTTGCATATTGTCTGACTGCATCATACTCAAAATTATCTTCAAAAATAGTAAATGAACTATACCCAAGATTGCCACGATCTTGTTGCCTAAGACCAGGACCAGCTTGAGCAGTTCCTAATTGTGGATTGATTAATCCCGAAAGATATCTACTACTTGAATAGTATATTGAGTTTACAATAGTTTCAAAATTATGTCCGTATCTCAACCCAGTAAATTTAAATTTATACCCTCCAAGTGCGGCTTGTTGACTATTAAAGTGTGATACTCCATAAGCACCGGCATCAGCAATGAAATCATGATATCCTAAACCATATTCATATGGATGTAACCATCTCATATGGTTGTCTGCTCTACTTGAATAATTGTATGCAAATTCTCCAAGTTCATGGAGTCCTTCGGATCTATAATTTGTAGATTGATTTCTAGTTGATATGCAGTTATACACAGCTTGTCCTGGTTGATACCAAGGTGCATTAAAACCATTCCAAGTATTTGCACAAAAACAGTTTCGTAGTTTTACATATCTACAGTCCCAAGAAAATACTCCACCAATATCAATTACTGCAAGAGTTCCATTTACAGTAAATCCTTCAAACCATCCATTTCTTTGATGATTTCCAATTGTTTGAGAAATAGTTACTGGAAGTGAGTTTGAACTACACCAGCCTCTAAAACTCACTCCTCTTGCATTACCATCTACTGAGTTTCCGACTCTTCTGAACTGAACATCTTTAATAACTATTTTTTTATTGAAATTGGCAATTGTGTTATAATCTCCAGTACCAACATAATAATCAGTATGAAAAAAAGCATGGTCACTATCAGTGACTCCTCTAATTTTAATTCTTCTGGTGAGTCTAGTAACTAATGCACCAGACACAACAGTATATGGAAGAGTTGCACTTAAAGTTATGACATTTCCACTCACCGATGATACTGTACGCATTGTATCATATGCGTTCCATCCAAAATCTGTAGAACCTCCAACTTCACTTCTTGCTTCTATCCAAATTTCATCTCCAGCAGCAAACCTAGTAGCATCTGCAACTGTAATAGTAGAAGTTCCTGAGTTTGATTGTGCAGTTGTTACTGTTGCAACCTTTCTGATTTTTTCTCCACTATCATGAAATTTTTCTGTACCTGATAGATAAACTGGCAAGTTTGCAATAGTTCCAGTTGTTGTAGTATCAAATGTTAAAGTATTGGTTGCATAATCAATTGCAGTAATAAGTTCTGTATTTCTGTTTGTACCTGTTCCAAAAATAACTCTTTGACCTACTCTGAAAACTTTAGCATTTGAAACTCGAACTATATTGGTTCCAGCTACTGCATTAGATGCTATAGTTGCATCTGGAAATACAAATTGTCTAATAAAGATGGTATTTCCACTAATGTCATGAATCCAGAATCCTTCATCACGCATTGTACCATAATATGCTTCATCTGCAGTTGACCCATATGAATTATTGAAAATACTTATCCATTCACCCGCAGCAAATCCAGTTGAACTTGCTACAGAAAAACCATATGAATTTTCTGCATGTGCAGAAGTTGTGGTAGTAGATGGCATTCCATCTTCACCCTCTGCAATGAAAGCTGCAGCCGCCTCATTATATACCCACAATCCGTGGTTATCTGCGTTGGTTCCTGTAAATTCACATATTGCATCTCCTCGCATGTGATAAGTTCCCCCACCCCTTACATGCAATCTACCATTCATTCTAATAGTGCTTGTACCACTAGAAGTATGTTGAAGAATTCCAAAAATGTTTGAATCTTCAAATCCATTAGTATGTACTGGAGTAGATGCGTCAACAGTTACAGTATGTCCAGCATTAATTTGAAACCCATCTCTGTTTGCTGGTACTACACCACCACTCCATGTACTGGTTGCACTAAAGTTTCCTGATTGTGCTGATTGAATATATGCCATTATACCACACTCCTATCAGTAATCAATTGCTCATATACATTTGGCATAGAGTACTCTGGCTTTACAACTTCTACCACGATCTCTCCATCATTTTCATAAACTTCATTAATAAGAACTGATGAATCATCACAGGTTACATCCAAAGTTGTTTTGTTTATCGTTAAACGAATATTCATTGATAATTACCTCTTCTTAGTATTTATGATTCATATTCAGTAATGAGTTTATCAACATCTTTTCTTTCTGCAAATACAGTGAAGAAACAGTTGATAACATCATTAGAAGATTCGATAACAATACTATTATTTGAGATATCAATCACACTATGAATACCTGGATTTCTTCCGATTGGAGTAAGGTTTACTGTGATTGAGTCTTCAGCTACCAACTCAGTCCAGTATTCTGGAAGTTCAATAGTATTACTTTCAGACAGTCTTCCTCTGATATAGACTCCGTTTTCTGGACCTTCTAGAGATCCATAACGAAGTTTGAATCCTGGTTTTGTTGGGTGATCAATTACGAATGACTTGGTGGTTGCAGCAAATGAACCGTTGACTTGTAATTTAAATGTTGGAGATGCAGTATCAATACCAACATTTCCAGTGGTAGCTTTAATTATAATTCCAGTAGCAGACATTGCCTGAAGTCTTAAGTCTCCAGAATCATTCCTGACAGTAGCTGTTCTAGTTCCACCATCTGCAGATCTGTTTTGGCTATTGAGGAAGAAATATGCATTCGCATCACCAGTATTTAAATGGAATGCAGAATATGCAGAAACTCCAGTACTAGCGTTTTGAGTGAATGTATGTATTGCTCCATCAGCATTTGTATAATTTGTAAACCTCTGTCCTGGACTATTTGTGTTGATGCCAACATTTCCAGTATTTGCAAATGTGTGAAGTATGTTTGGTGCGGATGCTGTGTCACCAAGAGCAGGCATTCTTGCGAAAATTAAGTTTCCTCCTCCATTCACCATTGCCCATGGATTACTATTAGTGGAATCTAAAATACCAATGGCATTATTTCTACTTCCACCAACAATAATATTTGCACCATAGTTAAATGCTGACCATTGAGGGGCATTTGTTCTTACATCAAGTGTTGCTACTGGGCCTGCACTTCCAATTCCAATCCTTCCATCACTTGTGATAGTAAATCTAGGACCAACACCAGCACCCCAGTTGCCATTCCAAAAATTGAAAGATCCGTTTCCTTCAGAACCAAAGTGGAAGTTGTTAGTTGCAGTTGCACTTCTACCTAACTGAATAAATCCATATCCACTTGTTTGAGATTGTGCAATTGTTAACTGTGCAGTTGTCGTGGATGGATTATAAATCTGAGTAGGACTATAATCATCCATGAATGCCAACTGACCTAGATATTGGTTCAGTGGAATTTGGTTTGGATTGAAACCAACATCTCGTTGAGTTACTACATTATAAAAAGTTCCATCACCAGGATTCTCTGTAATATAACCATTAACTGCTAGCGGAGAAGGAGGAGTTGTTAATCCTCCAATTCCTACATGACCAGTTTGGTGATGAATAAAGAATGGACTTCTATTGATATTTGCTTGATATATAGAAAAATCTTCATTTCCATTACCATTGGCATCAATCAAAATCTGATGAGATGCACCATTGCCAAATGCAATTGAAGCTCGTTTTGAAGTTGCATGTGAAGTATTTTGGATTCTTAATGAATATGGGAATTGTGAAGTTTCTCCGCCAATATCTAATTTAACTAATGCATTTGTGGTGCCTATGCCAACATTTCCTCCAGATGGATTTAATAAAGTTTGTGCAGTGGTAAATCCAGATCCTCTTTTTGCCCATAAAATATAATTTTCAGTAGAAAATGCATCATTAATAAATGATATTCTGAAATCATTTGATGTATCATGATAAATTCTAGATTTTTTCTGGTCTGTTCCAGCACCCATGTTTTCCAGAACAATATTAGATTCTCCAGCTGCAGCTATATGCAATTGTCTGTTTGCATTTGTGGTGCCGATGCCAACATTTCCAGTTGAATTAATTACAAATCTATAAAGAGCTGTTGCATTATCATAAATGTAGAATGAATTCGCTGGAGATGATGCAGAACCTCTTGCACCTACTTCCCAATCATTACCATTTGTGAGTAATCTTAAAGTTGCTCTGCCAGTATTTACTTGACTTTCTAAAGCAAGTGTATCACCATCTTGAACAACATGTAATTTATATTGAGGATTTGTGGTGCCTATTCCCAGGTTCCCATTGTTATCAATTCTTAATTTTTCTCCATTAACATCAAATACAATTTTAGAACTTGCATTAATATATAAACCTGCAGGAATAGAACCAGCACCGATAGTTCCTTCAGCTTTTGCAGAAATGCTAGCAAATGAATTTTGAATAGTATTATTAGAATCTACTCCTCTCCATAATAAAGTGCCTAATGTATCTCCATTCTGAACAGATAGGTTATTTCTACTTTTTTCTAAAATAAAATATCCAGAATTTACATCATTTGAATCATTTCTTGAAATAATTTGAGATTCAAATGATGTGCCACTAGACATTCTCAATGAACCAAATCCATCAAATGCAAAAGCTGGATTTATATTATTTCCAACTGCAACTCTACCTTGGCGATTAACAAAAAGACCTACAAGTAATTGATTGGAGGAATTTAATGTAGGAATAGTTGGTGCAGTTCCTATTGAAAAATCCCCCATATTTGAGATAGTTGTAATATCAAATCTAATGTCATTGATAGTGTTTATTGGAACTTGTGCAGCATAAGTATAGTTTACAAACAAATAATAACTATCATTATCAATTGTTTGATGGTGGAAAGTTATTTCTCCAGGTAATGCACCTAAAACAGTATTAAGAATTGGAATTGAAGCGGTTCCCCAATCTCTATGTAAAGTTACCTCAAATCCTTCTTCAGCGTTATTTCCTCCAGCATAGATGAGTAATTTAGCAGTTCCATTAAAAAATCTACCAACATAAAGTGGTTTTGCAGTATCTGCGACACCACCTGCAGTTGCTTTTGCTGGAACTGCAATATATCTGTAAAATCTTGATACTGAACCAGCACCACCAACTTTTAGATAAGTTACACTTTCATTATGTACACTATTAATATGCAATTTTGCAGTTGCATTAGTATTACCAATACCTACATTTCCAGCAGCTGTAATACGAACTGCTTGAACATTACCATTACTTGTTCTAAAATTGATATAATTTGTTGAAACTATTGTGGCGTTTGCAGCTCTAAAAGCTACTTCATTTTCTGGAGTAATTGTGAAAGAAAATAGTCTTGCATCTGCACCACTATAAGTTACTCCGTCTAATGGAGTAGTTCTTGAAAATGTCAGCAAACTATGCACATCCATGTTTGCTGGAGACCCACCATAAGTTACAGTAAAGTTTGTTTGTCCGTTGGTAGCTATTGCAAGTCTATTACTTGTACCAAGATCTGCCCAGTTGTTTGAAATTTTAAATATATCATTATCAGAATTATCAATACCAGCAGACCAACCAATTACACCTCCAATATCAAAAGAAATAAATGGATCTCCTGAGTTAGCTCCATTTGTTCTAACTGCTACTGTAGAATGTGCAGTTGTAGAATTAGAATTTCCATTAAGTAGATATATTGATGGAGTATTAGTATCTCCAGGACTTGTAAAAGCAGTATTACTGTTTTCAATATGTATCCTGGCTGATGGATTTGTAATTCCAATGCCAATATTTCCAGAAGAAAGAATTGTGAATCTATCTACAAAAGTTGTAGTTCCGCCATGATTAAATGTATAGTGCAATGCAGAAGTGTTTGTACCACCAGTCTGAACAAATTTCATGTCCAACATAGCGTTGGTAGTTGGAGTACCTGGATTTACTCTAAATCCAAGAATACTCATAGCATTTGTAGTGGCGCTTTCATTTATAAGAGAAATCGTCCTATTAACATCGCCAACATCTGTATTCGTTGCAAATGCAGTGTTAGATGTAAACCCTACTGTAAGGCCATTTACAGATCTAGGAGCAGCTCCACCAATTCTTGCGTTTCCAATTACATCAAATTTTGTAGTTGGATTGGTGGTGCCTATACCGACATTTCCATTGGCAAGAATACTAAGTCTTTCTGTACTACCTGTAGCAAATGACATTCTTCCAGTAGTGGAAGTTCCCCAAATTCCATAGTTATCATTTCCATGGAATATGTCTATATAAGTTGCTACTCCGCCACCTTGCACTCTTATATCGGCATTTCCAACAGGTCTGTATATGTGAAGTTCTTGCTGCGGATTTGTTATGCCAATACCAATAAATCCGTCAGAGTTGATAATCAAGTCGTTTGTTCCGCCACCACTTCTTCTAAGAGCAAATGGAGCATAATCATCCATGAATGCAAGTTGACCAAGATACTGGTTCAGTGGTACTTGGTTTGGATTAAACCCAATATCTCTTTGAGTTACTACATTATAATATATTCCATCTCCAGGATTCTCTGTGATGTATCCATTAACTGCAAGAGTTGATCCTGGATTTGTGGTACCTATGCCGACATTTCCAGCTGCATCAATTCTTACTCTTTCTTGGTTAGTTCCTGTAGAGTCTGCAAGAACAAATCTCATTGTTGCACCAGTTGCATAATAAGATGTTATGGAATATGCCCCAGTATCGGATACAGAAAGAGTTCCAACCGTAGCAATATTTGCGGAAAGTAAGGAAATATTGCCAACGACTTCTAATTTATTTGATGGATTTGTTCTACCAATACCAACATTTCCACTTATATACGCACCACCACTAACTTGAAGAGATTGAGATGCAGTACCCGTTGCAGAACCTGTGTCAATCAATACTGCAGCATTTGCACCTGGATCCAAATATATATGACCAGATCCATCAGAAATTTGGTTTGTTATGGTAAACATATTTGAATCTGCATTACCAAAACCAGTCCAAGCTTTTCTTCCCGCAGCAGATCCATCTGGGAACCATTGAATATAACTATGAGTTCCTCCAACTAAATTCAATGTAGCTCCATCAGCTGTAAATTGACCTATGCCAACTACATCAAAAGTATTTAATGGATTTGTTGTGCCAATTCCAACATTTCCACCAGCAGGATTTAATACTAAAGACCTGTATGCAATTCCATTTTCAGTTGATTGAAGTTGCCATGCAGTATTAGTTAAATTACTAAATGCCAACTCCATAGAGTTTGCATCTGAAGATCTCAGACTCAAATAAGTATTGGATCCAGACTTACCTCCAGTCATTACAAAAGCTTGACCTGAGACATGAAGTTTTGCAGATGGATTTGTTAAACCAATGCCGACATTACCACTTGGAGTCCAAATGAGTGCGTCTGTATTTACTGTATCGGAAGATGTTCGACTTCCAATAGCACCGATATCTGAAGAAGAATCTCCTCGCAAATAAACAAATCTAGAACCAAATGAACTAAATGCTCTAATAGATCCTGTTGATTGAATGTTCCCACTAACTTCAAATCTCTGACCTGGATTTGTGATGCCGATGCCAACATTTCCATCAGAAATTCTCATCCATTCGGTATCAGTAGATTCACCAAATCTAATAGTGTTTTCGGATGTTACTGAACTTGTATTGAAGAAACTAATCCAACTTCTCTTAAAACCATCCTCATCTACATTATATTGTATTCTAGTTTCTGATGTAACCCAATTTGATCCATTAGATGTTCTTCTAGATAAAATATCTAAGTTTGATTTATTACCAGTTAAACTCGTAAATCTTGCAACGGTATCAACATCTCCAGATGTCAAACCTAAACTAGATCCAAAAACATGCAATTTTCTTTCTGGAATTGTGGTGCCAATTCCCACCGAGTTATGAACTACTATATTTCCATTTCCTTCAATGGATAGTCTTTCCGTTCCGTTAGTTCCAAAAGATATAGGTCTATTACCTTCCGCATCAATATATGCCCCAGCGAACACACCTGCTCTTCCGCTCCTAGAGACATTTTGAGCTACACCAAAAGAGAGATTTGTTGAGAATGCAGCATTTCCTTTAATTTCTAACCCTGTGTATGCGCCACCTAGTGCTGTTCCAAAATCAACAGTAATTTTGCCAGTTGTTTTTAAGTCTCCAGATACATCTAATTTTGTCGCTGGATTTGTGGTGCCTATACCGACATTACCACCTGGTAAAATATTAACTCTATCATCAACCCCACTTTCTCTAATGACAAAACCATTATCATTGTTAAAGTTTGATGTAAGACTCCATTTATCTGTTCCATTTTGTGTCAACCAGAGTGCTGGATATTCAGTTAATGCATCAATTCTTATTCCACCGTATTCTGGTGTTTGCACTTCTAGTTTAGATGTTGGTTGTGGATTTGCGGTGCCTATGCCAACTATTCCATTTGCAATAATTTTTGTCCCTGTTGAACTTCCTTCTAAGTAAAATGCTCCAGAAGATGAAGTATCAGTAAATACTCCATTTGATAATACTCTAAATGCAGTTCTAGAGTTTAGAAAATCTGTGCCAATTCTTTGTGATGAAACTCCGCCAATGAAAACTGCATCTATACTTTGATTTAAATTTGTGGTTGCTGAAAACACCATTCCAGAACCAGCAATCGCAGAAGAATTATTGTTCCACATGTTAAGTGGAGAATTCACTTCTGTAGATGTTGTCTCGATTACAAATCTGCTGGATGATCCTACAACTGCATGAACTTTAGATACTGGGGTTGTTGTTCCGATGCCAAAATTGCCAATATTATTAAACCATACATTACCAGTTGATGTATCTTCAATATAAAATTTATCTAGAGAATTTAAATGATCTCGGATTTTAAATCCATCTGCTTCACCAGTAAATCTCCATGCCCAGGTTCCATCAGATTTACGAATATCAAATCCTGCACCACCAACTCCACTATTTTGAATAAAAATTCTTGGATCACTTGCAGTAGTAAGGTAAATATCTCCACCTTGTACATCTAATTTTCCTGTTGGATTTGTGGTGCCAATACCAATACTATTTGTAGTAGTAATTTTACCAGTAGTATTAAACTCTGCAGTTACACCAGTTCTTGTAGTAGTTGTATGGAGATACTGTAGATGATCATCATCGGTAAGACCAGTGAGTAATCCATGGTCGGATACTGCAACACCACCAATACCAACAGAACTTAATTGACGAATATCATAAACGCCTGCAATTCTAGCCTTTGGAGCATTTGCATAGGTAGCATTAGTCTGCCAAATAATCTTCCAAAGTGGTCTAAATTCTACAACTGGAAAATTAGTTAATGTTAAATCTGAGAATGAAATAGATTCTTGATCACTAATTTTATTGGATTCACTCTGTCCCATAATTGCAAGGACAGGATAATTAATATTATTAGTTGCAATAATCCAAGAAGTCGTATAATGAGTATTTGTTGGAACATCAACAGTAGACCAAGTTCCTGTATTTAATAGGTTATATTGAATTCTTGCAGTTCCTTGTTTCAATGCGTAATCAGTTGGATTATCACGAACCCATCCAGTACCACTGAGATAAAACACTGGAATTCTTGCTGGACCTTGTAGATCTTGTTGCCAAGTATTTGCAGTTGGAGTGTTGCTGTGAACAATATCTACTTCTAAATCCTCATCAAAGAATGTACCACCCCCAAGATCAAATTGAGAATCTGCGTTGGTAGATCCAGTTCCAGTAGTTGTAAAGTTGCCAAGAGAGAAACCATTGGCAATTACTGCACCACGGGTTCTATGAAGATACTCATGAGTTGCCCAGTCTAGAGTAATCCCGTGTCTTTCATCTGCAACAAATGGAGCAGTGCCTGCAGTTGCATTCCAATACACATATGCAGTAGGTGCCTCGTTTTCCCAGTCAAAGTAGGTTGTTCTACTAGAAAGAACTCCACTTGCATTGAAGAAAATATAGTAAAGTCCAGTGGTATTTGGAATAGTTAAAGTTTGGGCAGTAGTAAAATTATATTTTATTCCCTTAACCCACACATTGAAACTTGTTGATGCGGGTTGAATTGTAAAGACTCTAGTTGATGCGTTAAAAGATATAGTACTTTGAGACTTGTCTTCATGTCCCATAGGCTCACTAGTAGCCTGTAGGTGGGCAGTTACATCAATAATTCTATCCGATGCACTTCCATCACCTTTTCTAAGGAACAGTTTACCATCAGCAGTGTTTACTGCTAGTTCTCTTAAAGATAAGTCTGAAAGTGTAGGAGTTTTTCCAGCAACTGAACTGGACTTTAACTTGATGTTTGTTGCCATATGGCTAGAGTCTCCAATGGTATATACCTATTAAAAAAGAGGGATAGATATCCCTCTAGTTATTTATTTAATTTGATGATGGAGGTGCAGCAGACATCATATTTTGCATCATTTGTTCTGCATCAATATTATACTGCATTGTTGGAAGTTGTAATTGTTCAAATGGATTTTTGGGATCATTCATTAAATCTTGAGTTTCATCTTTAACATCATCTTTAATTACATTTACCAATGTATCTTTTGCATTAAAAGGATCTGAAACATTCTGAGAAGGATCAAAAATAACTTCAGATTTATCAGAAATATGATGATGAATATAAACTCTATTGCCATACTCACATGGAGTAAATGAAATGGAATAATATCCAAATCGTGTATCAAAATAAGGAACTGGACTTCCTGATTCAATTGTTTTTCTAATCATTTCTTTGAACTCAGGTAGAATATCTGGAGATTCTAACTGAGCTTTACAAATTTGTTCATTTTCTGTGTTGAGGAACAGATTAATCTGTTCCTCCATTTCTTCAGTCAAAAAGAATGACATAAGGTTTCTCCAAATTAAATATAAATTGTGTTAACTCCAAGGTTTGAGAAATTGGAATTGGAAATAACAGATTCTTCGTTATGAATCTTTCTGTTGTATTTAGTAACCACCAAGTTCATTGGAGACCACTCAAAGTTACATAGATCACCCATTCTTAGTTTGATAATTCTGTAACCGAACCAGTTTCTTGCAATTGGCTTGGAAATTCCTTCAGTAGACAGTTGAGTGGTATTGTTGTAACCTCTTCTATCAATTCTGAATGCGAAGTTATAGTGTCTATTGAATGGAATTCCTCCAGATTGAGTTCCTTGTGCAGACCATCCGTTATTTCCAACAATATTTTGCTGGTTTGGAGGTAGAACATAAGGAGTTGTAGCACTTCCACCACTTGTACTTGAGAGGAATACTTTGCCACCATTTCTAATTCCTGATGCAGTTGTAGCATCAAGTTGCATTTCATCCGAATCTACAGTTGAAAGTAGAATTGAAGCTGCAGGGTGGAATACTCTGAATTCAGCAGTAGTCCAGTTTGTTGGTAGTTCAGTATTGACTTCCATCAATTCAATATATAGAGCTTCATCATACTTTCTACCATATGGAGCACCCCAGAACCAATCCGCAAAGTGTCCAATAAATCTGTTTTGATCATCATAAATTGCACATGATACATCCATATATTGCCATACATCAAACCAGTTAGGAACTCTGATATACTTTCTTCCAATTGCAGTTTGTGATGTAGTATCTCCAAATCCAACTGGTGAGTTGGAACCAAACTGTGATTGTGATAGAATCATTCTAGTGATCGCTGTATCTGGAGTTCCAGAAGCCAATTGATCTTTATGTCTGTATGCAGTATTGGTTGTCAGTAAATTATCAACTAAACATGGTCTGTAATGTTGTACATACTTAACACGAACTTGTTCGGATGTGATGGTATTATTACCCTTACCCCAGTTTGGCCAACCACTATTGTAGATCTCAAAATCTTGTAGATCACAGCCTAGAATAATTCTAGTTGCAGTTTCTCTGTCTCCACCTGTTGGCCACCATTCGTTTGCAGTTGATGCTGGTGATGGATATCTATAGTTTTGAATGTCATATGCACCAACTCCACTTCTCCAGAATCCAGGACCACCCCACCATTCTCTTCTGTTACGAAGAATACTTGTATTGAAGAATGCATATACTGAATCAGAGTCTCTTGAGATATGCTTGACTGGGTTATAGAACATCCAACCATCTCTCTCAAGATGTGGAACATTCCACCATCTGTTATATGTAATATCATAACCAACTGCATGATATTCTGCAAGAATTGGTTGTAGATTAGATACTTGTCTTGCCCAATCCCACTGCCAGAGTGACCAAGATGGTCTGACTGGAGAAGAAACTGCCCAAATTGAGTTGTTTCTTTGTGAGTTCCATGATAGTTCTAGTGAACCATTTGATGCAGAACCAACAGTCTTAGAACCGTCTAGTTTGGAACCAAAGTTTCCAGTCCAACCAAGTCTTCCATAAGGACCATAACCCTTAGCAATACCGAAGTAATTTCCAAACCAAGTATTATTGATGGAGAAATCTCTGAAGGATAGCTTACCACCATTTCTGGAGTATAGGAATGTATTTAGTGTAGGACCACCAAACTTGACTCTATCTGATAGGTGTGAAACGATAACATCGGAAACACTGAAGAAGTCTTGCTTGGTTGGGTGTGCAGTATATAGAATATTATTTGGAGTATCTAATGTAATAGTCACATATCCATCAGAGTCAGCAGATGAAACTGATACGATTGAAGACTTAACTTGCTTGAGATCTGGATTTCCAGATATAGAAATTGGTGATCTTCTACCCAAATCATTTCTAAGTGCAGTAGGTTCAATTTGACCACTTCCACTTAAATTATTCTCATTAAATCTTCCTAATTGTAGTGTACTACCGTCAATAGATCTAATAATTGTCTTAACTTCAAGCATCATGTAGTCAGGAACATTAGATGGAATTATATCTGCAGCTCCAGTTCCAGCATCCCATGTTGCAGTTGATGTTGGCCAATTATCAAGAGAACTTCTCAGATAGAATTGATTTGGATTTGTTGGGACTACCCAAGCATAGTAAATTTTTCCATCATTCGCATCTGTAACACCTGTCTTCTGCTGCAATCTTCTGTAAGTAACTGCTTCCTTATCAGTTAATCCATGACCATTAATAGTGAATCTCTTAGAAGTTGAATTATATACTGCAGTGTCAGTTGCATCTAGAACCAATGAAGCAGTAGAAATTGAATTTCTAACTAATCTTTGATTAGTAAATGTTGCATTGGTAACAGTTACACGATTTGCAGTAGTTCTATCATATGCAGAGGTTTGGTTGGTATAAAGTTCAAATTCTCCAGTGCTTAGAGATCTTACAAAATATGCAGTTTTATGAGTTAGTCCCGTAACTTGTTGTAAATTATTGGATGCATCTCTACCTGCTACATAGAAAATCTCATCTCCAGTTTGTAGTCCATGACCAGCAATTGCTATACTAGTTGCATTTGATAATCCACTTGGAATAGTTAGTAAAGTATAGTTAGAAAGTGCATCCCCAACAGATAGGCCAGATGTATCACTAATATAAATGAATGGCTCTCCTGCTCTTGCAATATAATTTTGAGTAGGTAAGTTGGATGATCCAGATTCATATGAGTATGAAAGAATATCACCCTTCTTAATTCTTGAAGATCTATTTGGAAGCTTAATTTCATACTTACCATCACCTAATTTAATGTTATTAGTTCTATATGCACTGTAGTTTTGTCTTGGGAATGACCAACCACCATTATTAATGTTTAGGAAACCAAAGTGCCTTGCAGTATTATCTGCACTTGCAGTCAATTCAAATGGAAGCTCTTCTGCAAGATAAAGTTTGATCTTGCTATTAACTGAATCCTTCTCAACATCAATAATTCTTGACTTAAAGATTCCAGCCATATGGAATCTTTCTTGAGTAAATCCAGGAACCATCTTAAACTTAGTACCTGATGCAATGTTTCCAATAAGAGCTTGGTCAAAGTACAGAGTAATTCCACTAATTCCAGTAGAACCAACAGTAATATAATCAACACCCTGCTTAGATCTAAAAGTAGATAGTGGGTTAATTGCATTAAATACAGTTGTATCAGCTGCAGTCTCAGACGCAACCATGTGTGGTTGCCAAGCTAGATTCCAGAAAATTCTAACTCTCTGTAGATTAATGGTATGAGTGCCAGTGCCTTGTGAAGTAATATCAATTGCAATGCCATTTTCCGCATTCTCAAGACTTGTTGCAAGACGGAATGACCAGTAATCATTTTTGATGATGTAGTAATCTGTTCCAGCGGTCAATCCAGCAGGAATTGTTCCTGTAGATGTAATTCTCACCATATCAGAAGTATGATATGGGTGGTTTGCAAGGACAAAATTATTGTCTGCAACATTAACCTTACCTGAAACTATCTCCATATTCATATTCATTGGAGAAGTAGCACTAGATGTAATCTTACCTACAATTTCCTGACTTCCTGCAGTTGCAGCAGAAGTTACTTCAAATGTAATATTTGAATATGGACCATAACCACCATAGTATCTTGCATCTCCATAACCATCTCTGAAGATTAGATCACGATATGGAATAGTTACAATTTGTCCAATATCAAATTTCTCAAAGTCTGAATTTACATCTCCAGATGGAACTTCGACAACACTAATCTTATTAGTGTAATTACCATAGGGATCCATGTAGCTTCCACCAACCAAAGTAGTATTATAAAGTCCACTTGTAGAATTGGCTAAGGATGGAAGAATTCTCTTGAAAGTATTAGCAGAAATATCTACTGGATCTGCAAGTCTGATTTCTGTTTTTTGTAGATCACCAACAGTAACATTAGCATCAGAACTATCAGTAATATCAAGACCTTCCCAGTCATGAACATATGATGGATAATACTTAGTATTAGATCTTAATAGAGTTAAAGTATAAGTATCGTTTGCAGATGTTAGAGTGTAATCACAAGTTTCAAGGTTGCCAATAGTAATTCTACCAGTTGTTGGCCAGTAATCTAGAATATTTTCTTTATCATATAGATCAAATCTTTGGTTTGAAACATATGCAGGTGATGCAGTAGTTTCTTCTAGAATTACTACAATTGCAGTTCTAATATCTGCCTTGTTATTTGGATTTAGATATCTGTAAATGCCAATATAAGGCTGATTGGTTGAACTTGTAGCAACTTTATAGAAAATTTGTGATCCACCAGCATACTTAATGAATGAACCTGGCTTATAGGTCATCTTAGCACGCTGTAGTTCAGACTTAATTCCAGAAATTGTTCCAGCATTAATATTATTTAAGATGAAACAGTTTCTTGGTGCGACTGCAAGATATTCGCCAGCTTCAAAGATTGATAGATCATCACTAGTTGTTCTATTTACTTTGAATGAATATCCATTTACAGCTGTTCCAATTGCACCAGAACCACTTAGTGTAAGTGTGTCATTTTCCTGATGGCCAGATCCAAGACTAATTAAAGCCATTCTGGTGATATTTCCTTGAGAATCTGTGGAGAACCTAATTCTAGCGTTGGTTGTACCAGTTCTGCTATTTACTAGTTCTCTTTCGGTTCCGTAGGAAACATTAGCTACACCGTTGCCAACTTTTGAAACAACAACATCAGAATGTTGTGCAATAGTATTAGTATTGCCATCAGCACTTAGAATTAAATATGAACTTGCAGAGTTTGCAACTGCCTTCTGATATCTTGAGGTTGCTCCACCAGTGTAAGTATATCTTTCACTATCAATAAACTGAGTTGAGAACTTAATACTTAATTCTGCAAAAACAGTAGAAAGATCAGTTACATTTTCTGGTTTTGTGCTCGTGTAACCATTGAAGTTTAGATTTCCTTCATATTCAATTGTAGCAATTTTAGTTGCTCCAGATGTTGTTTTAGTTACTTTAGTCACTGTAGCATAAACAGTAGTCTTGTTATCACTCTTGACAATTGATGTGAAGTTGGGGAAGATTTGTGCAACTACAGAATCATCAGTGTAATTAAATTGTAGAGACTTCTTAGGAAGTGCAGCAGAACCAGCTGAACCACCAGCAGCAATTGCAAATTGAGTATCATTATATCTTAGATTCCAGCCAGATTTTCCAGTTGTAGTTGAGCTATATTCAATATTATTTGCAGTTAGCTCAGTTTCTTTTAGTTCAACAGAAGAGTTTAAACTTCCATTATCTAATAGTCTTGGAATTCTTTGAATGGTTTTAATTGGAAGTACACGATAATCATAGTCTACCTTCTTATTGTCGGCAGTATAATTTGGTTCAAGATAATTTAGACCACTAGGATTATATTCAGAGACATATTTAAATAGTTCATCATTTTTACCTACATTTAACTGTTTTGCAGGTGCTTCTTCTGGCAGTCTTTCAAAATAGTTACCTTCTTCATGCTGAAGGAAGTCTACAGAGTGACCATATGTAAATCTCTGATTTTCATTTAATCTTCTAGCAGATGGAAGAATTCTGGTTACGGTATTGTATGCATCACCACCAACAAAGACTAGTGAACTCCAGTTGGTGCTTATATTACCTCGTATTCTATTACCAATGAATCTAATTGAAGAACCTCTTGCCTTAATTAGACCACCGAAATATCCACCTCCATAGGTATTATTTTGTCTATTAAATGGTGAGATTGCTCCGATGGTTGTATCTTGAATCCAGAGAGGAACATTTGAACCAGGAACTGCATCTACTTCAAAGAATGGAGTGCTAATATTACCAATTGATGGAGAGTGAGCAGTAGCAATCTTTCTTCTCATAGACTTATAACTATGAGGCCAGTTGATTGTTAGCTTCTTACCTCTAACTTTAACAGCATTTACAAGACCAGCGGGTGTAGTATTGATAGTATCAGTTGATTGGGTAGTAGCTCTATAAGGATTATCTGCATTTGCTAGAAGATTTAGATTTTTCTTAGCTGCTACGATAAATGCTTCATCAGTGGCAAAGTTGGTCTCTGCATCAAATCCTGAAGTTAGTAAGCCATAGTTTAAAATAACAGAGTTGATACCCATATTATAATTGTCATCAAAATTACCAATATCTTCTGGTACAAATTCAATTAGATAGAATCTAGTAGTTGCTTTACCAAATAGTGACTTGAATCCATTAGGGAAGTATGGAAGTGAAACCGCAGTTTCTTCATTTTGTGTGGAACTATACTGGAATTGTGCAGCAGATTGTCTTCCATACCAAGTAGCAAATGGATATTCAGCTTTTGGAGTTACTGTAATTGAAGTTCCAGATGGAATAAGTTCAGTATGATTAATGTTTGTTCCCTTCGCATTCTTGATAGTAATTGTGGTATTTGTTCCATCAGTGGTAATATCAGAAATTAAAGCTTCAAAACCAATTCCACTTCCAGATAGCTTTTGACCTACTCTTATATTGTTGATGTTAGTGTCAGTATTTGCAATTCTAATAGTATTAGTTCCAGAAGTTTTCTGTTGGTTTAAAATAATTGTGAATTGATTAATTCCAACATCAAGTGGTTGAGTTGGATTGCTATCAATTACTAAGTTCACAGTACCTCTTCTATAACCAGCAACTACACCAAAGATTTCTGGAGTATCGAAGTCTTGCTCGTCATAACCATACTTGTCTCCGCCACCATTTAGAGTGTATGATGAAGGCATGAACTGAGTTCTATAATATATACCCAGATTAAAGACAAGAGTTACAAACTCATCTCCATCAACATTTGCAAACTTAATAGTATAATCAGTGGAGTTTGAATAGTTTGATGGTAATACTAGATCTTCAGCCTTGTTTTGCTTGAAGTCATTATCGCTGGTATATAATGCACAAGTGTATGTTAGAGTTTCTACACCTGTAGATTCATTCTTATTATAAATTCTGCTTAGAACTTTTGTTTCTTGATCATCTGCACCAAAATACAGTGTAGTACCAGGAATTACATATTCTTTTAGCCAACCAAACTTAATTAGATTTGATGGAGTTCCAGTCGCATCAGTGAAGTTAGATGATGTAAATGTGAATTCAATGAATCTTGCGTTGGAACTAGTTGCAGTATTTGTGACTCCTGCTACAGTTAGTACTTCATCATTTCTAATTTTGAATGAAATGCCTGCCTTTCCAGCTGCGACTGTACCATTTGCAGTAAATGATAGTCTGCCATCTGTTGGGAAGTTAGTTTGCTTCTTGACATACCAAGCTTTTCTAACATCTCTTCTAGCTCTTTGAATGAATGGATCACTGCTATAGCTACTATCAAGAATTTCATTGACAGTAATTGCCTCATTTAATCCTAGGAAGTTTACATTAGAAATCTTGACACCACCATTAAATTGTGGATAACCATCAGTAGTAATATAAAGTCTATCAGTTCTTTGTACATACTGTGGGGTATAATGAATAGTTTTATAGAAGTTTACACTATCAGCTCTCTTGGTTAGATCATTTGAATATCCACCAATTTTTCCTGCAGAAGTATTTGCAGTCTCTTTACCATAAGCTTCATTTGTTCTTTCAATACCACTACCATTGATCTTGATTACAGGAGTAAATTTATGACGGCTACCATCACTTTCATTTAGTTTATAATATCCTGGTTTAAATAGTAGTTCAACTTCATCAGATGATGTAAATCCAATCTTATTGCAATATTGTGAAATTTGACCGAAGCTTGTGAGTGGGGCAAACTTCTTAATTGCTTGCCTGGTTTGTAAGTTAATACCTAAAGCTTTTGATGTAATTGGGTTTGGCACATTATTATTAATGTACTCATCATTCACTGTAGATACAAATGGAATTGGCTTCTCATATGGAGTAAATAGAGTTGCACTCTCAAGATCTACATCCTCAGTAATTTGATCTGTGCTTGGAATAAATGGACCTTCAGCCGCCCATCTGTCGGCATAAGTTACAGAAGTGCTACAGCCAGCAAAGAAAATAGTTGTTCCATTTGGATATGTGCTGGATGACAATTGCTGATCGGAACTAAATCCAGTTACCTTTCTAATAGCGTTAATTCCATTGTTCTTATAGTATACAAATGTACTATAGTAAACAGTTGTGTTTACTTTATATCTTAGTACAACAGCTCCCCTATCTGGAAGTTTATTATAAAAATCACTTGCAGTATTTACAGGAATTATCTGTGGAGTGGTTTCATTAATAGTTGAGGAAATATTAAATGTATTATTAATAGTTCCTTTTAGGAACTTAGAATCAAATAAAACTCCGTCACTTACAATTCCCTCATTGGATTCAACAACTCCATTTCTATTTGGATCGTAGTCAAATGGTGATGACCAATTTGCTACAACTGCTTTATGAGTTCCTGTTGGGAGAATATTGCTGATATATGTAGATAATGTATTTGATCCTAGTTTATTTTGATTTGATTTAAATGTGACGGTGTTATTTGTGTAGTCAATAGTATCATATTCAAGTGTTATTGAGATAGATGGATTTAGATATTGTCTAGCTCCATTTAGAACATAATAAGCATCTTGACTTACTGCCTTCATGGTCATTTCGATATCAATCTTTCCATTTGATGGAATGCCAACTGTATCGACAACTTTAATTTGAGATGTTGAAGTAGTTAGTCCAACAGAGCTTGTAGATCCAGAATCTGGAGTTGATAGTGCAGTTCTGTTTAGTGATGAAACATAAATTCTGTTGTTGTCAAGATTGATATTTGAAGCAGAAACTAGCTGCCTCTTGAGTCTCCAAGCATCAAGGAATTTAGGTGATACATAGAGTCTATCATTAGTATCAGTTGAAATGAAACCAGTTTTTTCTGGTTTTGCACCCTTAGTGAAGCCAAATCCATCTGGGCTACCTTCTGGGAACTTTTCTCCATTTGCAATCTTAGAGTTTGCAATAGCAAAGGTATCACTAATGAATACGCTTTGGATGTTAGCTCTATCAGTAACACTAAGCTTAGAAGTTGTGAAGAAATTAGATAGACCCTTGAGGAATGCTTGAGCAGCAGAATTCTTCTTCTCTGATGCAGTTACATTGACAACAGCGTTAGAAATTCTATTTTCAATATTATGAAGAATTTCATCAGTAGTTCCATTTGAATTTGTATCGGAATATGAAATAATTTCTAGGAAGTTAGATTCGGAGGACTTACGAACCTTAGGTACATTTAGAGTAAATGTTGACTGACCACCTGCCTGTACAACTTGATTTCCTACATACTGGTCTCCGTTGGAGTTAGTACCAGTAGATGCAACGAAACCACCTCCATTCTCATAGCTTTGCAGAATGAACTGCTCATATCCTTTGAGTACTCTGGTTTGTAGATTTGGGAAGCCAGTTGAATAGTTACCAGAACCTAGACCGATGTATTCCCAGGTATGTGAAGATGCACGAAGAATAGATGGTCTGTATAGAGGTAGTTTCGGACACTTATCAAGTAGAGATTCTAAAGTTCTTCCAGCAATTGTATTTGCTCCAAATGATTCTGCTTGAGGAGAAATTACAGGAATTCTTCTGGAATTAGTTCCATCATTAATACCAAATTGGTTGTTGGCAAATACTTCTTCTAGGCTTGGAGCAGGAGCACCTTCTCTTGGGCCATATACATATTTTCCATTACCATATACTGGAAGACCTTCCCATGAAGTATAGCCTCTATCATCCCAATAAGTTGTTGGGGCAACATTAACTCTGCCAGCAGAATTGAGTTTTGTTGATACATTTTTATCAATACGAACATATCTTAGATCCAATGCTTCCACTAGTCTATGTACTGCTTCTGCAGTTACAGACAGCATTGATGGAACATCTGCAAATGGTTTTCTATGGACATAGCCCATTTGACCATTAGTTCCTAGTTCTAGGAAATAAACTGTAACTGGAGTTTCTGGATCGAATGCAGTATTAAAATCTGCAGCATTTGATCCAGTAGCTAGAGTAATGGTATTACCACTTACACTTTGAACTCTTGCAGTGTCTGTAATTCCTGCATCTGCAGAAATATATTGTCCTGCTACAATATTAGATGGATCTGATACAACTAATTTATAAGTAGATCCATCTACAATCTTATTGGTTACAGTTTTTGCAATAAATGTTGATGGATTTGTTACATTGATCTTAAATTGTGTTCTACCACTTACAGTAGTTAAATTATAAATCCCATGAATATTATTGATTATATCTCCACTATTTCCAGAAATTTGAATGGAAGAACCATCTTGTATGTTTGCAGTTACATCAGAATCTAATACTACAGTTACATCTATTCTTTCTGAAGTTGCACTACCTGCAGCGAATGTGCCAGATTCAAATTCGTCTTCATAGATTGTAAATGTAGTAGGAGATGGTACAGTAGAAATATCTCTATACCCATCAATATTTGAATTAGTTCCTCTTACATAAACTACTGAATCAGTAGTGTAACCATGGGACTGAGATGTAGTTACTGTTACTAGTTGAGTTTGAGTAGAATGTGAAATTGATTGAATTGTAATTTTTTTGTGAGTTGGATTAGCTGGAGTAATAGAGAAGATATTTGAAATCTTGGATACAAACTCTGCCTTGTTTGGAACAGATAAATCCTTCGGTCTGAATCCATTTGCAATTTTCTCTACAAGAACTCTGGAATCCATTTGTGGTGGGTTCCAGATCTGTCTTACTCTATGACTTAAACCTTCCTCGTCAGTTGATGGATATAGGTAGTTAATGTTTGATGAAGATCTGAAGTTAATATTGTTATTATTAAATTCACTGATACTATCATACTTAGCATAGCTACCTCTTTGAATATTGATAGCTTTATTAAGATATGATCCCTCATACCAGTCCACAAACTTGTCAACATCAGCTCGGATAACAGTTAGGTAGTAAACACCATTCTTAGATCCTTTCTCCCAAGCCTGAACTTCTTCTACATCAAGAACACTAAATCTGTAATTAGTAAATGGAACTCCATCTAGACCATTAGATGGTCTAGTTCCTTTGATAATAAATCTCTTTTCAGGTGGCTTTGGAGTGACTGGACAATTCTTGTCAATTGTATACTCAACTCTCCAGATTAAATCACTTGGAGTAGAACCTCTAGAGTCTACATACTTTCTAGTTACAATTGGAGCTGGGAATGAAGTTGAATACTCAAGAACCTGAGTAGTTGCTGGGCCACTTACTACAGTAAGAGTTCCATCTGGTTCTGTTTGAGTGGTGGTTTTGAAGATATTCTTGGTAGTTGTTTTAAATAGGAAATTGAAAATGAAGTTTTTGGTATTTCCAAAAGAGTTATCTAGAATTAGATAGATTCCTCCATCATCAAAGAAATATCCTTGTCTCTCAGCGTTTGCAGTTCCTGTTTCTCCATTAGAGAGTTTTACAGTTGCACTATAAGTTGTTTGTCCACCAGATTCGTTATCTACAACTATTTGGATTGTGCAATTGTCTTTCTTGGTGGTGCCAGTTACAGAGTAATAATCCCTGAATAGTGCAAGATTTCCATTATTGTATAGGAAATATCTCTTAGTCTGTTGAGTTCCATTTAGATTATCTTTAGCAGAAATTTCTAGTTCTGGAATATCATCTTCAGAATTAATACTAGCAATATCTAGGTATAGTTTGAATTCAGTTTGCTGGTTGTTTACAAAATTATTTCTTGCTTCTGCAGAAAATTCAATATAGTTTAGTGATGGATCAATTGGATATCCATTCTTTTGCCAAGTAGTTCTAGCATCAATGCCAGAAATTTCAAATGTTTGTAGAGAATTATCAATACCTCTTGGTGGAACAAGTGCGGTAATTCTACCTTGATTTGCTGGTTCAAATGATTCAAACTGATGGCCAACTGCTCTGAGTGAAATTTGACCGAAGTTTGAGTTTGAGTTGGTGATAGACATGTCTCCACCAGACTCGGCAAGGAATTGGTCAGCATAACCAACTGCGAAAACAGAAACTACCTGAATGAATGCAGAATCAGTTGCTTTGATATGGAAGTGTCTGCACCCTTGCTTGTATTCTGCATCTGGGTCTGCATAAATTGGAAGCTGAGTTTTCTCTTCGCCAGTAGTTGGGTTTGTTGTTTGAGTAGCAACTCCATCTGCAGCTTTTGGTTGCCAGAAGCAATTGGAATCTCTTTGCAGAGAGATACCAGTAAACTGTGCAACAACCATGGACTTGAAGGACTTGGGCTGAACCTTACTTCCATCAGCCCACATACCATTAAGACCAAGAACTGAACGAAGTGAACAGTTAAAGATGTATGGTGATGCAGAGTTTACCGTATCAATCTGAGTTCTTAATGTAGAATTACCTACAATTTCATATTCTTCTCTTCTAACCTGTCTTGGATCACCGTATGCAGTATCCCAAGCATCAATCTTGCTGTAATATGTCTCTAGTTCTCCTTCTTCAGTTCTCTGGTCTGCATATGTAAATGCAATTACTCTATGGTGAGAATAGTTTACTTGACCTTTATCATTATATTCGGACTGAGATAGGACAGAGTGTGTTGGAACTCCGTTACTGAAGCTTGTATTCTTGAAAATTCCAGAATATGAACCTAGGGATCCTGCAGTTGCTTTAGCATCCTTAAAGGTCATCTGCCAGAAATAGCAACCACCAGTTACCTTAAAGATAGCAGTTGGCTCATATACTCCAAGAGTCTTCTTAATAAGAGAAGAATAATTTGAAGGATTGTTGATAATTGTTGTAATAACTGCAGTTAGCTGATTTACTGCAGATGCGGCATCTGCACAATCTCCTACAGTGAAATCTACACCAGATGTAAAAGTAGTTCTGGAAATAGTGCCAGATCTTTGAGTAAATGTAAATCCTACTGGTTGAGTTGAAGGCCAATTGTAGAGTGCATTGATTGCAATGTTTCTTGCATATTCAAATGCTGCTACAGTTAGAGGCTTTTCATTTCCTGGTAAATTGATATTAGCAGTTCCATCAGTGTAGAACTGACCTGCATTATATGAATTAGCATTGCCGCCATTTCTAAGGTCAGCAATGATAGCATCTACAATATATCCGAGATCTCTAACACAAAGATCTTTCTTTTCTTGAGTTAGAGTTGCATAAATTGCACTTACAGTAGAACCTGCTAGTGCAGCAGTAGATTGTTCTAGATATAGTCTGGTTTGCTCTTGAATATAACCACGATTCTTTTCAATCATGTTTGCAGAATCAAACATGATTTGAGTTAGTTTATAAGTTCCATCATTAATAATGGAACCATCATCTGAAGTTGTATTGGTTAGATTATAAACTGGCTTGGGTACATACTTTGGACGAACTACGGTTTTTCTTAAATCGTAACCGATTACAGAAGTACCTCTAGGAATGATTACACCACCATTTCTTGGGTTAAATCTCCAAAGATTTGACTCAAAATTATCACTACCAATTGGGTTGGTTAGTACATCATATCCTGGTCTGTTATCAATGGTGTAATCACCCGGCATTACTAGAACAGTAAATGCCTCAAACTTATCGTTTGTATCACCAGAGACATAGCTTCTTCTTGCTGCTTCTAATAGAGCCCTCTCAATGGTCTTAAATGGTCTGTTTAGATTAGTACCATCGTTATCAGCAGCATCGGATGAGTTTGCATCTGACTGGTTTACATATAACGCAACATTTACTGCACCTGCTGCAGTAGAGTTAGTTACTGGAAGAAATGTTCCTGAGGAAAGACTTAGCTTTCCAGCTCCATCAATAGAAAGTCTTTTCTGACCTCCTGTAGCGATAGAAATTTCTCCACCTGAGCTAAGAATACCTGAATTGCTATCGTCAAAACCAATAGCAGGAGTTGCTGGATTATTATTACTATCAAACTTAATTACAACACCTTCCGCAATGCCACCAGATGTAATTCTAGTTAGAGCCATATATTTACCTTGAGAGAGGCTAAAAACTAGATTTATTTATAAGATTTATTCCTATCTATCGAAGCAATTCATGTTATATTCTGTTGGTTTTAGGAAATTTATGATGTGTAAAAGAGCTAAATCTGGCTTAGAATTTCCGCAGGTAAAAACATCTAATGCGGCGTTTCCATCCTCTGGCCAAGTATGAATAGAAATATGACTTTCTGATAATAGAGCTACAATAGTAACTCCTTGTGGAGTAAATTTATGAGAAGAAATATCTAAAAGAGTTGCTTCAGCAATATCAATAGCTTCTTTAATTAATTCGATTAAAGTCTTTTCATTATCGAGAATAGAATGGTCGCATCCGTACAATTCTGCGACACAATGTTTTCCTAAATTTTTCAATTCTGTATTTGAAGAAACGATATTTTATTTATTTCTTATTTTTGCCTTGATAATACCCGAGGTGGGATTTGAACCCACGACTGCTCGATTTTAAGTCGAGAACCTCATTCCGCTGGGTCACTCGGGCATTTATGCGACAATCATAACACATGGTCAGAGGACTGTCAAGTGCTGGTTGAGGGGATCGAACCCACCTATCTTGTCTTATGAGGACAGTGCTTTCACCAGAGAGCTAAACCAGCAGAAAACCCGAAAAACCTATAAAGGCAAAAATTTTGGAGAATTTTTTTTCGGGTATTTTGCAATCAGCTACGCATTTTCCTTCACACGGACCATGGTATCATAGCACACTGGCTTTGAGTTGTCAATACCTGTATTGAATTCTATCCTCGGTTAAAGTTTCGTTAATAAACTTACACATATTAGTGAAGTCTTGTGAATCTGGTTCATGTACTTCAAGATATTCTCCATCATAACCATGTAGATGAATCGTTCTTGATAGGACATCAACCTCTACTCGTTCTAGAGTTGAATCGCTTCGGATGTTCATTGGCAGGGGCTGTAATGCTCAATCATACCACAGGTCGTGTGGCTTGTCAAGCACCTCAGTATTATGTATCGAAGATCGCTGGTGCTTGTCTCATACATAAAGAACTACTCAAGTCTAACAATGGCCCTTCACTTATTCTTGATTCTGGAGCGGCAACGGTGCAGAAATTAGCTCCGCCGATAGCTTCAAGTTGAACTGCCAATCTATTTTTAGATGTTGCTCCTACAGTTGTATCATTATTAATTCCCAAACGAGTTGTACTATTTGTTCCCATAATCGTAGTATTATACAATCCACCTTTCCAAACATTTTCTGCAGTTGCTTGGAATTTATTTGATATTCCAGATCCAATATCTGTATTAGTTCCTGCACGAAGATTAATTTTATTTCCTCCAACCAAACAGAATTTATTCAGTCCAATGTATTTGTTTTCATATGATGTAAATAAGTTCCAAGATCCAGTGCAAAGATGATTCTGCTCGGTGCAATATGTACTAAATGAAGGTGAATGTAAATCTAGTTGTCCAGATGCACTGAGTCCTAATTTAGATGCTCCAAGAGCAAATCCATTGGCAGCACTTAGTTTGGCATCGTTACTGTAAATAGTTTCATGTTCACCAGCATAAGTTACTTTACTTTCTCTGTTTGCAAATACATTATATTGTCCATCAACTTCTAAATGATAGTTGCCACCAACTTTTAGATGGTAATTGCCTTTAACATTTAAAAATGCATCTCCTTTAATATTAACTTCTTGTTTTCCAAAAGTAACTTCGGTTTTATTATTGCTGTTGGTAACACGAATATTTCCGGCATCATCTACCTGAAATCCAGTTCTACTTCCACCAGCCTCAATGACAAGTCTATTATTGTATGGAGTATCATCCATGATAATAACATGTCCAGTTTCGCTAGCTTGAACAAACTGTTTTGAATATTCTGGATTCCATTTGCCTTGTATATTATTAGTAACTCTGAAATTAAATGGGTTACAATTATTACCTGTTAGAGCACACTCATCCCAGTCAATTTGAATTGGAGATTCTGTAGTTCTATTACATCCTACTCCGAGAAGGTTCAAAATAAATGAAACAATGTTTCCAACATTTGCTAACAGATTAGCATTCACATAACCATTTGAATCAAACAATTCACCCATCTCTCCTATGGATCCTACACCCTTTATCAAGTCAATAATTCCAGTAATTGCACTTGCAATTTCAGTTCCAACTGATACAATTTCAAATATGGATCCAAAGATATTATTGATACACTGCTCTGCAAAATTAATATAATTTTCTGCCATACTGATTAGATCATTTGCAAGATTCTCAACAAAATCTGTTATGAATCCTTCAATACCGTTCATTAAAGCATCTACTAATGCTTCATCTAAAGTGCAAGAAATACTTTTTAGTATTTGAATGATTACTTCAGTTACTGTTTTGACGAAATATGGAATTGGACTACTTGATGCTAAGCCAATTGCATTTAATATCTTGGTGACTTCTGCCATCAACCAAGACTTAACTTTATTAACTACATACCAAACTAAATTTTTAATTATCTGAATGCACCTATCTACTGCAGATTTTAAATTTACTACCTTATTTGTAAACTTGCCGTAAATTTCAATAGGTGTATCAGTCTTTTTAATATAAGTTACCTTAGCTTTGGCCGAATGATTAGCTGGTTTTGTTCCATTCATTCCCCTTTTTAGAAGAATGAGGCTGCTTTCATTCTTTCCATTATATCCTATCTGCTCACTTCCAATTTTTATTACGCCAACTGGAGGAAATGAATCGACATTAGCTACAGGAATATAAGCTTGCTCTGACGATATATCATTAGTTAGTGTTGGATTTGTTGCATTTGGGTCATACACAACACCAGTTTTAAAAATATTTCCAAGCCCTTCAATGCATCTTTTTATGTCTTCAGCTAATGTTTTAGCAGGACCATCTTTACCATCTGCGATTGAAGTAGTTCCTAAATTTCCAGATGGATTTGATGCAGATGCAGGGAGAGAAGATGCAGCAACAGATTCAGATACTAATCCACCTGCATCATTAGTTCTTTCTGAATCTTGAGGTTGTCCAGTTTCAGTCTTTTTAGGGGTGATTGCATTTACTGCACCTGGGGTTGTTGCCTGAGATTGAGTTTCTGGAATTACTACAGATTTAATTTGACTGTAGAAAGATCCCATCACAACTGGCTGTTGGCAGTCTGGATAGTCCAGAAAAAATCCCATGACAAAACTACCAGCTTTTAGCCCTCCATTTGCAGCATTTCCAACTCCACTGACTGCAGCGTTTGTAGTTGGTTGGAGAACTAAAGCCCAAGGTAAATTCTCTGGCTTTTCAAATGGATCATGGAATCCAAGAATTTTAACACGAACTCTGCCTAACTTAGCATCTCTATCATCAGCATTTTCTACTGTGCCAAGCCACCAAGTAAAATCATTATTACCAAGAAATGCAGAGTTCTGTAATGTAGGATTAATTGACATTTATCAAACTTCGTATATACGGCATTCAGGGGCGTCTGGATTTTCATCACAGAATAGTTCCAATGGACTTGGATTTTTAATTTTAGTTGGGTTATTTTCTTTATATTTTAATAGTGACTCAAGTTCGTTTTCCAGGAAACGACGACGCTGAGAATTTGTATTTGGATCACAAACCTCGTTACGATTTTTTTCTATGTGGTTGTCTAAAGTGTTATCCATTTAGAATGTTTCTCTAGTTTCTACGGAAATAGGATTAATTTCATTGCCACCAAAAGAATCTCTAGTTAATGTTGCAATGGTTCTCAATTCAGTTCTATTTAGGATAGTATGCCTAATAGAATGTACTAGATACTTTCCACTTATTCTTTTATCTTCAACAACTTTATTTGTTTTATCTCTCTTGGGAGATGGAATAGAAACATTAATAACATTACCTGCTCTCAGTTTCAGATCTCCAGGAATAGCAACCTCCAGTTTATTATACTCCAAGAAATAATATCTGTATATAGATTTTTCAAAAGTCTTATTTACTTCATCAATATTATTTAAACTTTCAATTTGAGATGATGACATTGGCTTCCAATTAAAAGTAGAAATAGTAGTAGGTCGGTATACTAATCTGGATGGGTTCTTTAAAAGATCTTCATTTGGAAATGGAGTCATATTTCCGAGATGAGTCATATCCTTCCAGTAGGTAGATGCATTTGTATTCCAATTCTGATAATTTCTATTATTGATATCCACATATAAAGCATTATGAGAGAATGCACCATTCCTCAAGTCTTCAAAAATATCAAATGCTTTTGTTGAAGAATAATCCATGATTCTATAATTGTTAGAATCAGATCCTGTAGAACTAGTATTTCCCTGAATAAATGTATACTTTGTATTCTTGTTTGGATATGGAGTTGTATCAAAGAGAACATCTAAAGATTTAAAATTATATCCATCTAGAGTTTCATAGAAAAGATATCCAACAGAATCTTTATACTTTGTTGATACAGATCTTCTAGACATCCATATAGCAGTATCAAATAATCTCCAATTCGTAACATACATATCGAATGGATGTAGAGTGCTATCAACTCTACCTTCAAAAGTTTTATCGCTGATTAATTCTAGTTTTTCTTTTAGAAAATCTTCTGCTTTCTTTCCATCTATTCTCTCACGAATTCTGGTATGTTCATTTATCAAAGCTTCTTTACTTACAGCATGAATGACATAGACCTGATTTTTTTCTTTCATCACTCTACCATCAATCTTGTAGATGTAGAAGTTTAAATTGTAGTCTGCATAAGAAGTTGATATAATTAATTGAATTCTTTCCTGTCCAATTATAGGCAACTCTCCAATAATATTATTTCCAATATCTTGAATTACTAACTGACAATATAAACTTGTAGAAATAATACTTTCATTGATTGTAACTTCTTGTACTAATTGTTTTATATCAATAAACTTTCTATTGCCCGCAAGACCACCTTCGTCTTTTACGGGATACAATTTTACTTCTTTGAGAGAAAAATCTCCAGCAAAAAATTGATTCATTATAGTCTACGCTGTCCTAAGTAAGATGAGCTATCTATGTGTGCAAATGATCCAACTGAATAGTCTGTCCTTTCTAGTGGAGTGACTACATTCAAATTGGAAATCATAGTATTTCCTTGGGGTATAATATATGTATCTGATAGAGCCACAGGAAGTTTGGATGCCTGAACAAAATCCATACTGCTTGAAGATAATTGTTCTGAATTAACTTTTGGTGTAGATGGTAATAGAAGTTCCGCCAGCTGTTTTAATTGTGATCCAATATCAGTCCAAGATGGAGTGGAATCTTGTGTGGAAGTTTCTGCAGTTCTTGATTCTTGAGTTTGTGAAGGAGAATCTGATGGCCGAATTCCTTGTCCAACAAATTCAAAGTGGCCTCCATGATCTCTGGGACCACCATATGGAGCCCAATTCCAACCATACTTAGATCCATTTTTCTTTATCCATTCTTTGGAGGAATTATGAATATCCATTCCAATTCCATATAAATGTTTTGATCTAGTAGCACCACCTTCACGGTTGTTTTTTGCGATACTTCTTTTGCTGCTTGCAATATCAGTTCCCTTAACTACTCCACCAGAATCTTTCATCATTTTTGCAAATGCAGAAGCAGCAGCTTGTGAAAACACTACTGGTCTACCTTGTTGATCTGATGCACCTTGAATTGTATATCCAGGTCCAGTATCGGGAACTCCCTGAGTTGCAACTACTCCACCAGTTTGATATCTGTCTCTAAACCAGTTTCCTCCATCAGGTCTTCTTCTTCCACCTTTACCTTTATATCCAAGAAAATATTGAGCACCACCAACAAACTTCTTTGCCGATTGAGATAAAGGACCATTTTTCTCAAAGTCTGCAAGAACTTGAGCAGCAACTTTAGGATTTCCAGCTTGGAATCTATTTGTTAGTTGTTGAATGCCATCTGGTTTTGCAGCCAAATCAAATAATTCCTTTTTAGTTAATCCAAGACCACCATATTTTGAATTTGCATTTTCATCCCCAGGGCTACCGCCATGTAATGCTGCCGAATATGGAGTAAACTGTTCCTTGGCAGTAATTACTGCAGGAATCCCCCCACTTTGTCCTGCAGCCCTGTTTAAAATAACTTGATATACATCAGCAACATGCTGTGGTGCTGTAGCTTCCAGTGTTGCTAGATGGGCAGCAGCTCGTTTGTCTGCAGAAGATGCCTTAATAGCATCCAATTCTGCCGCAGTTAATGATTGATCTGCTCCAGCTCCTCCACCGCCGTCACCACCAGCTCCTCCACCAGCTCCTCCACCAGTATCGCCAGAACTAAAATCTAGATTGATAAAATTGTTCAAGATATCTGCAAGAATTTCACGAACACTAGACCCACTGTTATATCTTTCTTTCTTTTCTTGCTCTTTTCTTTGAATAATATTCAGTGACAAATCGGATCCTATAATTTTATTTAATTCTTTATCAGTTGATTCAGATACCGATGAAGCTAATATTGAAGGTGACTTTCCAGATTGCTTAGCTAGATCTGAAGTAAATGCATAATTAGTTTTTCCAAACTCTCTAGTATATGGAGATAGTAACTGTTGTGCAAATGGCCTAATTGCTATTCCAACTGGACCCATTGAATTGATCAGTGCATCTATTCCACCAATCATAGAAGACGCAATAATACCAAATGGAGCACTTAATATTCCACCATTGTAAATATGTCCAAGAGGAATTACTGCCTCTGGTCCAGCCTCACCAATCAAAGCTCTAGTTGGTTTGGTGACAATACCACCAACTGCAAGTGCAGGTTCTTCTTTTTTGGAAACTGCACTCTTCATCCAATCATATAAATTTGAAGCTGCCCAATCTCCTACAATTCCACCCAAAGCTCCACCAACAATAGTTCCAGGACCAGGGAATACAGAACCAACAACTGCACCCAATCCCATTCCTAAAGTAGATCCAACAGTTTTGACAATTGCTTTGTCTATTGGATCACCTAATAATAAATTAATACCTAAATTGAGTAAAGGACCTACTACAGGAATTCCAGCAACTGTCTTACTAGCTATTGCTTTTAATGGTCCACCTACAAGTTTTAATATTCCTCCAACTGCAGGTGCGGCAGCTTTAGCTAGAAACTTAAACCCTCCTTTACCAAATACTTTTAATACTGCTCGGACAAGTCCTTTAGCTAATCCTCTTTTAAAAATACTTGTAGTTTTAGTTAGACCTTGTGCAAGATTAGCAGCTCCTTCTTTAATGCCAGATTTTTTGAAGGCATTAAATATTTCTCCTATCTTGTCGCCATTTTTAATTACAAATTTTAAATCTTTAATTAATTTTAAAGGATTTAGTAAATATCGTAATCCAAAAAATCCTACAATAGCAGAAAATAGTCCGAGGATTCTTTCTAATATTGAACCTCCAAACACCAGACTATGTACACCATTTAATAAATTATTAACTGAGCCAGTTGCAAACCAGTCTATAAATTTAAATACTCCAGATAAACCTTTGACTATAGCTTGAACTTTCTTTAAATTTTCAGGATCTCCTAGCCACATTAAAGCTTTCAATTTAATGAAAGTCATTAATAAATTTATTATTGTTGTAGACGCTACATCTTGACCCTTTTTAATTAGTTTAGATTCTCTGGGTTTTTTCTTTTTTGCTTCCTGATTTTTTTCCCTATCTAAAATTGTTTGCCTGGTGGAAAATTTATCTTTGGTTTCTTGATATTTCTTTTCTAATTTTAATCTATCTTTTTTAAACTTGAGTAGAGTTATTGACGCACTACGAATTTTGGTAAGCTCCTGAAGTCGCTTACCTTGAGTTAAAAATGCACCTGTTTTAATTGAAGTGAATGTCTGCATTTTATGGTGCTAGTGGATAGGTTGCTAGTGGAATTGGTGGAGTTGTTCCTCCCAATGTTTGTGACATTGGTTGAGTTGATGATTCAGTTATAGTTTTGTTTGGAGAAGGTAATGTAATTACATTACCACCAGTAGATCCAGCAGATCTGCGTTGAGCTTGAATATTTGAATTTTCTTTTTGTGCTGCCTGTAATTGTTGAGATCTAGCTGGAACAGATCCAGTAACTTGTGCTGCTGGTAGTTGTGTAGGAGCTGGAGCTGGAGCTGGAGTTGCAGAAGCTCCAGTCAACATTTTAGTTAAGTCTGCAAGATGGGGAATTATTGATGTCAAAGTAGGTTCTGATGTAGAGCCTGAAGATGATGATGATGTCGATGTATCCGCTCCAGGTCCTACTTCCCCAGATGCACCTAAACGAATTCCAGCAGCAAATGTTTGGCCTCCAGAACTTGTGTACATACTAGCTTTTCTAAATCCAGCAGTTCTACCATGATGCCATAAATCATTTCCTTCTCCTTTAATTCCTACATGAGTAATAGCACCTGCAGGATATCCATTTCCACCTTTCCACAAAACAACATCTCCAGCTTGAAGATTGGATGCTTGTTTAACCACTGCTCCCATATCACTCCCAGCAAAAGAAGCTGCATATCTTACTCCGTTATATTTTGTTCCCTCAGAATCTAGGTCTCCTTTCTGAGTAACTTTTCCTGCAGCAGGATGTCCAGCAGCTCTCAATGCAGCTCTAGTTGTTACTGCACACATGTCTCCCTGACCTTTACCCATACCAACTATTTTTTTAGCACCTTCTAATATCGCAGCTCCTCCAATTTGAAACTTTGTTCTTGGTCTTCCATCTCCACTAGCTTTATTTTCGTTCCTTGTAATTTGAGACATTTTTGAAGAACCAAATCTAGGGAACATTCCAAAATTAATTTTATCTAATTCTTTTGCTCCCCCCATACCTGCAACTGCATTTCTATTCAATACATATTCATTATTTTCCAATACTGCAGGATACTTGTCTCCAATCCCAGAACCATGTACATTCCCTCCACCAATAATAAACTTTGCAGGTTCCCCATATTTTCCATTCTGTGGAGTCTCCCATGCATCCTTTGTATCAGTTCCCCTTCCACTCACTCCTTTAGATTTTAAAATCTTATTCATCTGATAATTATACATTCCAACTGCAGTTTGATCTCCACCAAACATTCCCTTCAGAATTTTGACCTCTCCACTTGAAGGTATTCTAACTAATGTGCCACCTAGAGTTTTAGAATCAAATAATCTGTTTGTAGTAATGTCAGTTAATGGATCTCCTGGTTTTTCCCATCTAAATACATCTCCATGAGAATTATACCAGTATTTCTTGTTTCCGTTGATGACTGGTTTTAATCCTGCCCCTGGAGAATGTTCTTCTATAGTTCCCCCTCCACGAGTATTTGATACTACTTGAGTAGTTCCTTGAACTCCCTTGAGAGTTCCATCTTCTCTAAATCCACCTACTTTTCCAATAGATTGTTTTGCAGTATCTACTGGTGCAGCTGCTCCGTTTCCATTTCCAGATGCAGAAGGAGAACCAGTGGCTCCAGGATTTCCAGATGCAGCAGGTGAAGTATTAGTTGATTGAGTATTACTTGAAGCATTCTTGCTAATTAATGCACTTAGAATATCTCCAAGTAATCCTCTAACAGAAGTATCTCCAGATGGTTTAAACTCATCAGCTTTTGATTTTGTAATTTTTGGTTCTTCCATTCCAAATACTTCTTTCACTGCAGACATTCCTTGCCCCACAGATTTAACTGCAGTTTCAGCAAAATTTGTCATTCCTTTTACCAGTGAGGGAGGAATACCAAACATTGAAGCCACATTAGAAATCAATGGCATCAGCATGGGGCCAATCCCAGGAATTTTAGATACACTGGAAGATATTAAAGCTACAATTCCAGCACCTACAATTTTAAATGGAAGAGTAAGTAATTTTATAAAACTTGGAATTTGTTTATCTACTCGACCTTTAAACTCATTAACTCCAAAAGATCCAAGTTTATCTAATGGAAGAATAGCTTCTGGTCCGGCTTCCCCAACAATAGCTTCAGTTGGTTTAGTAACAATTCCTCCCTTTGCAAGCATTGGAAGACCTTGATCCTTTGCAATATCTCTTCCAATTAAAGCTGCATCAATTCCAAGAGATGCCGCAGTTCCCCATCCAGGAACTAATGATGCAACTCCTGATAATACTTCTCCACCAGCACCAAGCCAATCTCCTTTGGATGCTCGATCAGCTGCAAAAAATGCACTTGAAACTGCACCAATTACAGGAAGTGCTTTTAATAAAGATTTACCAGTAATCTTAGCTCCTCCTTTAGCAGCAGCTCCAGCACCTCTAACAGCAGCACCAGCACCTTCAGTAGCAGCTCCAGCACCTCTAGCAGCAGCTCCCGCACCTCTAGCAGCAGCTCCAGCACCCTCAGTAGCAGCCCCAGCGCCTTCAGCAGCAGCTCCAGCACCTGCTGAAATCTGTCTACCAGCTTGAGATAAAGCCTCATCTGCAGCTTCTCCTGCTGCCTTAGGAATCAAATTAGAAAAGAAATTAATTACACCATTAATTGCGTTTGGAATTACCTTTGTAAAAAGGTTTCCAATCATTTTAATATCTGAAATAATTTTAGTTGGATTCAGTAACCATTTTAAAGTGAAGAATCCAACTACAGCTTCAAGAAATCCAAATACTCTAGTTACACCTTCTCCGCCAACTAGTTTAGATAATCCACTAAACAATTTATCAATTCCAAACCCAACTATGGCATTTAGAAATTTAAATATATTCCCAAAAAGATTGACAAAATCTTGAATTTTTTTTACATTCTCTGGATTTCCTGCCCACTCAAGAAATTTATATGCAATGAATGTTTTTATTAAGCCTTGGAAAAAATTTCCTATGCCTTCAAGAGTTTTAGCCCCTTGCTTAACTATAGGATTTTTTGATTCATTTTTTCTATTTCTATCTGGTCTTCTTTCTTGCTGAGCTTCTTCATCTCTTGCCTGCTTTTTCTGTTCAGACAAAACAAATTCTTTGATGGAATCTGTGACCATCTCGTAATGTCTTTTCTCAAGAGTAACGAGAGTTTCAAGTGCTCTTCTAATATAACTTAATTCTTTTACTTCTTTAATTGCAGTTGCTTTTTCAGCAACCTCACTCCTTAGTGGTTTTCTTGCACCAGAAACAGTCCCACCAAACTTAGTTGGGTCTACGAAAGATGATACTTTCTGTGTGGGAGATTTCTTTAAACTAAAGAGTGAGATTGCCATTTATTAAAGCGGCTGTGAAGTTTTATTCCGATTATTTTCTTCTTCAATAAAGTCAATTAACATTTGAATGTAAATATCTCGTTCCCAAGGAAGCATTATTTCAACCTCAGTCAATGACCACTTATGGTGTTGCAATAATATAAAGTTAGTCCGAAAATAATTTTCTAGCGTTTGGTGAGCTAGAGCTATGCGAAAAAAGATGCAAGACCCTCAATAACAACTTCATTTTCCTTCTTTGTATTTGGATTCATAATAGTTACAGTATGACTCAGTTTAGGCATAGTCTCAAAGAACTTCTGAACTTTCAAGAATTGACTGGTATCAAGACTATCCAAAAATTCATCAATCTCTTTTTTACTAAAGCTCTTAACTTCAAATACATCTTCGCCTTCAATAACTTGATCAATGCAGGAAGTAGCAAGATCAAATACATCTTCAGATTTCATGTTTCCAGTAAAATTATTCTGGACAAACATTTCCATACTTGGATATTTCATAACCAAAGAAATAGAATCAGTAAGTGAAATAATTCTTTCATGATCATCTGACTTCTTAATTTGAATATCTTCAACATTAAGAGTAACTGGAACTGCAGTCTCACCATCATCTGGACAAGTAATATTCAGTTCGATTTCTTCCCCAACTGATTTAGCACGAATATTCAGAAACAAATATTCAATATCAAAAACAGCTAGGTCATCAACTTTTAATTTAGTTTGAATGCAATTTTTCAAAATAGCTTTGACTGCATTGATCATCTGTTTTTCATCTTCAGATTCCATAGCAAGGAGAAGAATTTTTTCTTCTTTAACTAGGAATGGACGATACTTAATTTTTTGACCAGTTGAAGGAAGTTCCAACTCATATGTCGGTGCAACTAATTTAGGTAAAGGCATATTAAATTATAATATAATTTTGAATTATTTAGTTAATCAACAACAGTACGCCATTCACTACTAGCTTTAACACTTCCTCCAGTTTGAGATGCAGGGACTGCCATATCATATTCAAAGGTAACTTGAATTTTGACTAATTGAGAAGATCCACTACTCAAAGGAATAGCAGAGATAGTAGTTGGAAATGCGTTTTTTAATCTTACCGAATACTTCTGGATTGCTTGACCAAAACCAGATTCTACAATATCAAATTTAGAAAGGTCAGTTCCAGGAAAAATACTACTGATAGGAACTTGTTTAAATGCTTTTGGTTTATTTGGATCTGATAAATCTCTTATAGAATTTTGCTTACTACTAGAAAATCTTTCCAATTTTATTACCACAATATCCAAAGTATAATCATCTTTATATCTTGTTCTTCCTAGGTCATTTATAGCATTAATGTTTGGACCTCTTCTATTTACAGTATTAGATGATACTCCACTATAAATGTAGTTACCCCATGAATCAAATATCTGTCGTATCTCAGAATCTGCATCCGAGATAAAAGACATTGTAATTTCATTATTTACAATTCCATATGCATATTTCATATTAGGACTATTTGTAATTCTAAAGTCTCCAGTAGAAATTGAATATCCTGGAATTGTACACTCATCTGCATATAATCTTAGTAGATTAGTAAGAGAATAAGGTGAGTTTAAATTATTAGAATAGTTTCTAGTAAATACACTTGTCAAAAAACTAGAACCTGAGTTTCCAATTAGAAACTGAACATCATAAAAATTTGTTAGCGAGAAGCCGTACTTTGCTACATGAGATCTAAATTGTTGAAAATTATTAATGTCTCTATTGATAATATCACTCATCTTTTTGAATCTCCCCAAACATAGGATTTACTTACTTGCTTATATGATCCTCTTTGCCTACTAACAAAACTTTCCAATGGCAGGAAGATAGATTTTATCCAATCTTCACTATTTATTTTAAATAATGGTGTTTCAAGACCTTCATAAACATAATTATGAAAGCACTGTTTAGGAATTGTTGGTCGTCCATCTATAATACTTTGTAATACTTTATACCTAGTAGGATAATTTAGATAATGAAGATTTGCTCCGAAAAATTTTCGCCCCCCTTGTAACATATAGACTAAAGGAAACTCATCATAATACGGAAGTTTCTTTGCCCATGTTGCATTGTATTCAAACAGATATAGATTTCCTCCAGATGGAATTAAAGTTTCATCTAGAGTAACCAGAGTCTTATAGATATCATTTTTTCTCGCTATTTCAGCAACAGTATCCTTATACCAGCTATAAGATAATGTATAAAAACCTTTTTGTTTTTTCTTTGCTATCTCATCTACTTGTTCAAATATACTGAGATTTGAATCTCTTTTTGTTCTAGCCGATACTTCTCTTCTCATACTTTTAACTCCGATTCTGTGAGGATTTTAAATTTCCACATTTTATCATCACAGAATTCTTTAGCAGCTTTCCATTTAGCTTGGTTTTTTACATACTCAGTAACTTCATAGATGTAACTTTTGGTTTGTCTCTGAGGTTTTTTGGGAGGAACAGTCTGCTTGCTAGGTTTGATTTCGATCAAATACTTTGTTATATCGCCATTTGAATCTTGAATTTTCACATAGAAATCTACATAGTATCTATGAATTCTGTTGTCCAATGGAGACCTATATGGAATAACAATTTCTTCAGATCCCCATTCCAGAACATTTGGTCTTGTGTCACAATACTTCATAAACTTTAGTTCCCAGGAAGACCTATAGATTATATTTCTATAGTTTCCTTTGTACTTATGAATATTCTTTGGGATAAATTTTCCCTTTAAAGTATTCATAAATATTATTATAATGGGCATATCATAAAATATTTATGTCAACTAGAGCAAGTAAAGACTATAATACAGAAGATGCCTACAGTTCCACTGATTTTAAAGAGGGATTATATTGGCCTGATGTAAACAACATGCATGACATGTTAAAAATTAACATTGTTGAATATTTGCCCATCGCAAAATCTACTGTTGGTGCTACAAGTCAATTCACAAATATTTCAAATATTCAAAGTCAAACTCAAGTATTTGAAATCGGAACTAATGCAAATAAAAGAAATAAAAAAACATTATCTACTGTAATGCTTCCAGTTCCAAATGACATTAACTATGCAGATCAATTACAGTGGGGATCTGAGGCATTAGGAATACTTGGAAAAATGGCACCAGCTCTAGCTAAAGGTGCATTGACTGATTCTTCTGGAATGGGAGATAAACTTAGTAAATTGGCGGGAGCAGGAACTCCAGAATTCCTTCTAAATCAAATCGGAAAAACATCAGTATTTTCACCACAAGCTGTACAAGCTTTGACTCAAGGAATTGGAGGAGTTATTCTAAATCCTTATGAGGAACAAATCTTCAAAGGAATTGGTATGAGAGAATTTACATTCTCTTGGAAACTTGTTCCTAGAAGTTCATCAGAGCAATCAAAAATTCATAAAATTATCAAAGCACTTAGATACTACTCACTTCCTAATTACAGTGCAAGAGTAGGAATAAATGATGGAGTAGATCAAAATATTGAAACTAATAGACTACAAGATAGATGGTTGACAGTTCCAAATATTTTTGAACTCAATTGGGTTCAAGCTGGAACTGATAATACAATCATACAATCACTTCCAAAAATTAAACCTTGTGTACTCAAAGCTATTTCTGTAAACTATACTCCAGATAATGTTTGGGCAACTCACTTAGCTAATGGCCCTGGATTGAGTGGTCCTGCACCTGTTGCATATGATGTCAATATCAATTTTGCAGAGACAGAAATTATAACTTCATCAGATGTATTAAGCACTGGAGGAGGATACTAAAATGTTTTTCGATTCTCAACCAAATTTTTACTATCCTTATAAAGGTGGAATAAAGTTATCTAAAAATTTATTTCGTAGAGTTAGATTTAGAGATAACATTAATGCATTGTATGTTGCATCTACTAGATATACAATTCAAACAGGAGAAACACCAGAAATAATCTCAAATAAAAAATATGGATCTCCTGAGTGGTATTGGACTATATTAATTTTAAACAACATTATAGACATTCATAATGATTGGCCAGTATCTGATTATGAATTAGATACTGCTATAGAAAAGAAATATGGAGATGCTCAAAACGACATTCGTTTTTGGGAAACTAAAACAATCTATGATGGAGATAATTTAGTTTTGGAAGGAGGTATAATTATAGAGTATAATGAAGGAAGATCAGAGCAACAAAATGTAAATTATTATCCATCATATTATAATGAACAAAATCAATTAGTTGATGTATTTACATTAACTACTGCAAATGGTACTGTATTAACTCGATCTCAAATTATGACCCCAGTTACCAACAGAGAATTTGAATATAGCCAAAACGAAAATAAAAGAGAAATATTTTTAATTAAACCAGAGTTTCTAACCATAATGAAGGAAGAGATTGAAACTCTATTTGCATACGATACCAAATACAAGATAGATTCTGCAGGAGTTAGATTCTCAGAAGACCCATAAAAAAGGGGGGCTTTGCCCCCCGTTGAACTATCAGTCCTCTTCAGCTAGACGAGCAAAGTAACTTAGAGTGTCGTCTTCATCTTCATTGCTAGTAGAACGAGAAGAGAAGGAAGGAGCGGAAGAAGCAGCAAAAGAAGCGACATTTTCATTTACTTGAGACTCCTCATCTTCATAGGTTTCACGATCAATCTTTTGTGTTGGACGAGTGTTTAGAACCATATCCAGACGCTTTTGAAGTTCTTCAAAAGTCTTGAAGTTATTCTCAGCAGTAAACTGAGTAAGGCTATGAGTCTTAGAATAGATCTGCTCTAGTTGATCATCATCAAAATCTCCTAGTGTACTAGGGCTAGAGAACTCAGACTTGTCATAGTTCCAGTAACCTTCAACTTTACGAAGCTTTAGTTTGAAATCAGCACCAGTCCAGAAGTCGAATGGATTGATAGGAGTTTCATCTGCAAATGCAGGTTGCATAGCTTCAGTAATCTTGTCGAAGATCTTCTTGCCAAACTTGTAAAGGAATACTTTACCTTCGTTTTCGGGGTGTGCTGGATCTTTGATTACATAAATGTTGGTGTAGTATGATAGCTTACGCTTTTGTTTGCGAGCAATCTCTTTATCCTTCTCACTACCACTGTTCCAGAGTTGGCGATTCAGTTCTCCTACTGGATCTTTCTTGTTTAGAGTGGTGAGTGAGTTTTCGATGTACCAACCACCAGGACCTTGAAAAGCATGACTCCAGACTTTGGCCCAAGGAACATCTTCGCCTTCAGGTGGGGGTAGGAAGCGGATTACAGCGTAGCCGTTGCCTGCTTTGTCCATTTCTGGCTTCCAGAGACGGTCATCAGCACCGCCTTCAGTGGAAGACATTTTTTCGATTTCTTGTGTTAGCTTGTCAAAGGCATTGCCAGAGTTACGCTTGAGAGTTGCAAAAGACATGTGGATTCTCCGTATTAGTTGTATTAGATGGATTTGGCTTGTGGACCCCAACCCATGAAACCATGGTAGCAGGGTCAGACAGATTTGTCAAGTCTTTCTTTGGCCTTGGAAATGTCCTTCTTCATCTGGGCAAAGATTTGTGACACATCAGTATCAGAAGAGACTCCTAGGAATACTGCTGATGCACGAAGCATTTCTACAAACTCTTCAGCATCGTTATCACTAGAATATTTTGCCCTAAAATATAATAGTTCTTGAAGTTCTACAAGTCGTTCTAGTTTTTCTAGACATTCTTTGCGATCATCTTCAGACTTTTCGTGTGGACTATACATCAAGAAAGAAATTTCTTGATACAGTTTTGTCATTTCTTCCAATTCATCACGAATTAATTCTTCTTCAAAAAAAGACATTAGGTTTGTACCTTAGACAAAAGTATCTGTTTGTATTTAGGTTTATCTACTGAAAGGAAAGGTTCGTATTTTACTACCTTTCTTTTCAGCTCTGGCCATAATACTGGATCTATTATTGACTTGTCGAAGTCTTTAACAAAATTTAATAATTGGTTAAATATAACCAATGTTTCCAAATTTATTGATTTGGATAGATATTTTTTTATGAGGGGAGGGTGAGTTCCCGAAGTTTTGAATATACCTTCAAAGTCAGTATCTTTCAAAAGTACATCAACATCATTAGAAAATACAAAACTCATACTTTGAATTTTTTTGAGCCAGTCGGAATACACAGAAAAGTTTTCTATTCTAGAAATGTCTCCTATCCAAGTATCTCCGTTTTGTGCAAAATGAGCTACAAAATATTGAATCAATTCTTCTCTATCAAATTTTGTAGCTAATTTTTTAAAAAAGTATTTATCTTTTCTTTTTTCAAAAGACTCTAAAGTAGTTCTAGTCTTTCCATTAAAAGTAAAGAAATTGTATGAGTCTGATGTAAAATGTAGTTTTATAGCAAGATATAACTTATATACATCAAAGCCATTCATAAAGGAAGTCTTGCACGAGAAGTTCTTTTCATAAAGTTCATGCGTTGTGCATCAACTTTAAGCTTCTCCTTCAGTGGTTTTGAAATCAGTTTAGAAACATTCTCTAGTTGAATGTCATTCTCTTCACAGTAAACAAGTACTGCATCAATGTAGTTGAGGCCGCCATGATTATTCTTGACAATCTCTTCTACTTCCATGGAAAATTTAGCTGCTGTCATAAATTTATCTTCAATAAGTTGATCAAAACACTCAGATGCATATGGAGAATTTTTGTAACAATGTTTGTCTTGTACTGGATCTTTACCAGACTTTTTTAGTCGTTTACTAGAATCCATATGCATCTAAAATTAGTGGGTGTTATTCCAATGGTCAATATATGTCATGAGAACTTTCATGTACTTCATGATATCATACTCCTGGAAGACTTGGATTTCTCCATCTTCACAAGCGATTAGAGTTACAAGTTTCTTTACTTTAATGCCAGTACGCTCATAATACATCATTGCATATGCACATTCTTGGGCAATATAGTTTTCAATCCACTCTCTTTTCTTTGGTTCAGTGGAAGATTTAAAGTCTATGATTGCTAGTTCATTTTCGTATTCTGCAATACAATCAACTCTTCCAGCAAGTTTTAATTTATCGCTATACAAAGCACCTTCTAGAAGATGAATATTGTTGATTTTATCTAGATAGGGCTTTAAATGTTTGAACATGAATAGAGGAAGTACTTTGGCTTTATACTTCTCTTCATTGAATATATTATTTAGGTAATCTTCATTCATAGAATGAAGAGATGTTCCTCTAGAAGCTGCTCTTGAGGAAATGCGATTGGCTTCTTTTTCGCCAACTCGTTTCCTCCATTCTAAAATAGATTTTTTTGACTTGGCCCCAATAACAGTAGTAACGGAAGGATACTTACCCCCAGTCGGGGTGATATAGAACCTTCCGTTATCTGTTGTTTCAGCTTCAAGTTCAATTACAGGTACATTATTTAGATGAACAAACACTATTAGAATCCCAAATTAAGTTTACTAATTAGATAGCTTCTGATTAGACCAGAACGAACAATATCAGCAATTCCAAATTCAATCATTGAAAATTCTTCCATTGTATTTAGAATACTCATGAAATTGAGAATTCCATTCTTTTCATTAGTTTTGATTAAGTCAGTTTGTTGGACATCTCCACAAAAGATAATCTTAGTATCTTGGCCAACACGAGTAATGATTGAATCAAGTTCATGGAAATTTAGATTCTGACTTTCATCAACAATAATGATAGCATTATCAAGTGTAGTTCCACGAATGAATGAAGTGCTCCAGAAACTAACAGTTCCCTGATTCTTTAGATTGCCATACAACATTTCAAAGGAAGCGTCATCAGGCATTTCAAACATGTACTTTACCATATTCTTATACGGAATCTGATAAAGACTAGACTTATCTTCATGATCACCTGGGAGGAAACCAATCTCTCGGGTAGAAACTAGAGAACGAACCATATAAACTTTATCATATGGAGTTCTATCATTTAGAACATCTTTGAGAGCAAGATATAAGCTAACAAAAGTTTTACCAGTGCCAGCAGCACCATAAAGGAATAAATTCTTTTCCTGGGCATATTCTTCAAATACTTTTTCTTGAGCTGGAGTCAATGGTTGAATATCAACCATAAGATCTAGATCAATTGGTTTTTTCCTTCTTACTTTTTTAGCAGATAGATCTGCAAAGGAGCTTTCATTCTTTTTTCTACGGGAACTTGTCATACTTCAAAAGTTGAATTTGGGTAAGATTTTTTAATGCGACCTAGAACATCTTTAAATGAGCCAGGGACTTTGGTGTTTTTCCAGTCTCCGACTTCACTAACAGAAGACATTCCAGTAGGAACCTGAGAGATATGCGGATTCTCTTTCAGGTAAGGTTCCCTTTCTGCCATGTACATCCATTTTTCAAAAATCTCACCTGTATTATTGTCTCGGAATTTATAAGTTGGCATGTGTTTTAAACCATTCAGGGATAATAGCTGGAGATTTCCATTTTGCAAAGGAAACTTTTTCTCCAATATAATAGTTACGATATGACTGAATTGAATCAGCTTGCTTGTATTTATCGGGCATTGCTGGAGGGGGTTCTGTCCACCCAAGCTCTGGAAGATTGTTGGGGATATTCTGAAGGTATCCTTTTAGAGATTCAGTAGCATGAAACTTGCCATATCTCCTGGTGTATTCAATGCAGCACTGCTCAAAGAGTTCATAGAGCCACTTGTAATGTGATCGAGAACTCCTAGCCCAGACAGCAGAAGGGTGGTTAATATGACAAGCTTTATAGAGATTTGATTCCCTGGGCTCATCGAGTTTGAACCTTTTGACTTTACGATTCTTTTCAGAAAGTTCAAGATAACCAATGCCGTCAAGAACTCGATGAGCAGTTGATAGAAGTTGTGCATACTCAACAATCATTTTGACAACATGTTTATCACAATGCTCTTGAGCACACACAACTGGATTATAGTTCAAATAAAAGATGTTCATAATATAAGGGGGGATCAGATTACCAGTCTAACGCCTCGGCAAGGTCAGGGAAAGCAGTCTTAAATACTTCTTTACATTCGTTGGCAATGTCCATGTGCTCCTTCTGAGTGCCGTGGGCAGAGCGAAGATTAATATAATGAATCCATGACCTGGCTGAGCCCTTCATATAGATTCTAGTTGGAGTTGATAGTGGAAGTACAAACCTTGCACATTCCTTAGCAACACCTTGGCTGAGAAGACTATCGTAAAGTTGTTGACCTTTCTCAAAGTATTCTTGGATTTCTCCTTGCATCTTGAGCTTTACATAATCACCAAAATCATCAATAGAGTTTTGACGATTCTTGTCATCCTGTCTACGAAGATCAGGCATCACAGGACGGTCAGAAAGAAGTTTGGTGTCAGCATACCTCTGTGAAAATTCTTGAAATGTGAAGCTCCTATGTCGAAGCACTTGGGCTGCGATTCCTCTAGTAGTATTGATCTCTAGAGTCATATCAGCTTGTTCAAAGATTGACCAGTGATTCTGACGAATGCAATAGCGAAGAAGTTTAGCTGCAGTATCAAAATTTTCTTGATTTGCTGGATTACTTACACGAGCAGTATAAGTAATCACTTCTTGGGCAGATTTACCTTCTAGTTTACCTGCACCTTGACTAAGTGAAATCAAATAAACATTGCTCATAATTACTTTTTCTTTTTGGTTTCTTTTGGTGGGTTTCCCCAGAGTTTAGGATTGACTTTGCCATCAGTCCAGCGGATGTCTTTCAGACCCTCTCGGTACTGGTCCCAGTACATGTCGAAGATCTGAGCCCGCTTGTTACATACCACTATATCATGTTTTTTCTGGTTGTCAACCTCATAAGTGACAATATAAGAATTGAGTGGTAAAGTTTTATCTTTTGCTAAACTTTTATCGCAGTCTTGATGTACAATTTTACACATGTCAAGATCTATTACCCCACTTAATTTCTGGATAGGCTTCTTCAACACAAGCTTTAGTGATCTTGTATTTTTTACCTAGGGTTTTGTCCTTTACCATACAAAGGATTTTTGCTTCATCTTGATGAAGACTTTCTATAAGTTGAATGAACATAGTCTCTCTTTTGTTATTTGCGAGACCGTCATTTCCACCCTTCACAAAGTTATACAGAATTCTATATTCATGAAGGAGTCTTGTGTGCTCGGTATCTTCTGGAGCTTCATTGGGAGTGTATGGAACTTCTCCATCTGGAAGAAGTGATACTACACTTTCATCAAAATTCCAAATTAGAATTGATTGTAGTGCTGGAGTCTTATACTTGTTGAGCAGCTCAATCTTTTCTTTTTTCGTTTTTGCATTTGAAACTTTTTGTAGGACTTCTGATAACAGAAGTCTTTCTACTGGTAATTCAGCCATTGTTTAAAAATCCTCCATTTCATTTAATAGTGATACTAGCTTATGCTCAATAAAATAATTTATCGAAACCTTAGTTGGCTTACTACTATTTAACAAGTTATATTCTGATATAATTTTTTCTTGTATAGTTTCTGGTATACAAGTTAGATCAATTAGTTTTAAGTTTCTATGATAATTGATAAGCTGTTCTTCATTGCAATATGATTCTGGTTCACAATGAATCCACTTCTCAATGTTCTTTTTACTGATAGGTTTTTGTCTTTTGCCAGAAACAAAAGTATCGGATGCAGATAAAAAGTTTGGAATTCCATCCGATCTATCGCCTTTAATTACATGCTCTCTGATGTACAGTTTTGGATCAATACCATCAGTTACATATTTTTTCTGAACTGGATTATACTGAGTGACACAAGGATATTTTGATAGTTGAATAAAATCCTTGTCACCAGATAAAATTAAAACCTTTTCGGTCTGCAGATTTTCTTTCTGCTTTTTAATATTCTGTGTAGTTACATGTTTGGATAGAGTTGCAATAATATCGTCTGCTTCTGCTCCATATACTTCCATAACAATATATGGAAAGTTAGAACGAATTTCATCTCTGATTTTATTGAGAATCTCAAAAATTTGATTCCAATCAAATGATGATTTCTCTCTATCCTTTTTCCTATTCTGTTTGTAGTATGGAAAGAACTCTTTTCTCCAATAGTGCTTACTATCGTAACAAAGAATTAAATTGCCATACTCTGCATGAAATTTTTTCTTGTATGATTTGAGTGAGGTTAAAACCATGTGACGGACCATATTTTCATCAAGTCCGTCACTCAGTCTAGTTTGCATCATCAAATTACTAATCATGCACTGATTCATATCGACCAGTATCATAAATTAATCCTCTTCGTCTTCTTCTTCGTCGTCTTCTTCAAAACGCACAGCAATTAATTCTTCGGTAATATAGTTTCCATTTTCATCATACATTTCTGGGTGAGCAGAATTAGTATGGTTTGAAACTGGATTGAAATATTCATTTGCGAACCATCCAAAAACCATTCCGATTAAAAAACTCAATCCTATCAATACAAATCCCACTGCAAAAACAGTAAGTAAAATTAGTAGATTCGCCATTGTTCTTTTTCCTCTAGAGTGTTAGTCTTGGTGATCTTCTACGAAGATTTTAACTTCCACTCTGTAGTTTCTTTTGAAAATAGAAACTATTTTATCGAAGTGGAAGTCAGGCTTTTTCAAGTCTTTTTTCCTCCCACTTATCATTGCTCTTACATTTTTATTTAGTAACTTTTCATTCATGCAATAACTTTGATTAGAATATGTTTGGAAGTCATTCTTCCTGATGGAGCCTTTGGTTTAGTAGTTAGATGAGTGCCAATAGATTCAGCATTAAACTTACTACAAGAAATAACCTCTGTCAAAAATTCTTCTGGTTTTCTCAGAGTACGAACCCAAGATTTTTCTGCATCAAACCCATCAACCATTGTACGACGAACTGTGAGAGACCTACCAGTATAGTAACAAAGTTCCCTCTTTTCTACATTGTAGAGGAACACATGCTTTGCACCAATGATCTCTGTTGCAGGAAGAGGTTTGTAAGTTGTGTCTCCAAATGAAATTGACTTGTCATATAGAGTCACATATTTGACTAGCTTTTCAGGAGTAATCTTACGCCGCTTGCGAACAATCTTTTTGGAATCTTTATATGCATAAAGATCATCAAGGATTTGATTTAATAATTCTTTGAAGTCACGAAGTTCAGGACGACGAAAATGAGAATACCCTTCTTTTACAACTTCATCTTGATTGTTGAGAGCAATATCTATTTCTTCAATTTGCTCATTTACAAATCCAAGTTTAGTCTCAATAAAATTATTGATTGTCCTGCGGTCAATATCCTCAGACTTTAAAAACTGCATAAAGCTCGCTTTAGGTTTTTTGCGAGTAATTACAAAGTCATCAATAACGGAATCAATAAAAGCTGCAATTTCGCTCATAGTAGATTCTGCTCCTTTAGATAAGCAATAGTTTCAGAAGATCCTCCAGTCAATTTACCATCAATGACCACTCGTGGAAATGTAGAGTTCTCTCCAAATTCAGAGATAAAATTCTCTCTCGTAAAATCATTGCCAAGGGTATACTCAATGAAATCTACATTAAGTAAATTGAATACTGTTTTAATTTTTTCGCAATAGGGACAATCCTCTTTACTGTAAATCGTAACCTGCATAAGTGCCTTTGAATCGCTTTGGTATCATAGCAGAAAAAAGGGGGCCTGTCAAGGCCCCCGTAGGACTAAAATTTTTTGAACATCCACTTAAGCTTAATGTATCTTAATTGTAGATCTGTCCACAAATGTTTTACTTTAATGCTGATCCAATCTAATACATTTGGATCAATCACACAAACATAAGTAAATACCATTGCAAATAAAATAAAATATAGCTGCATCATTCTAGTGGATCATCTGTAGTTACATTTTCAGCATTATCAAAATACCCACTTTCAATTGCATCAGAAAGAAGTTGCTGTAATAAATTTTCTACAGAAACTCCTTTTTCTTTCGCAAGTGCCTCTGCGATTGCTGCAGTCTCATCATCTAGTTCAATTTGAAGTTCTTCAGTTTCAGTTGCCATAGTTAATTAAAAGGTAAAGGTAGTTCATCATATCCTGGGGGATAATTATGCTCATCATTGTAGCATGGATTTATACATGGAGAATCAACTTTTCGATATTGACATACTCTTTGTGCCAAGTAATTTAAATCTCCAGGTTTGCCAAAAGAAAATTTGGCCATTCCGTCTTCAATAATTACCCCACATGCAGGACATTTTTCCATATCAACCTCAGTTTAAAGGTGATACTATTTAGTCTCAGCTTGATATTTGTGTTTTAATTCATTGACAATCATAATTGATTTTTTCAATCCAAGTGCATACTCATTGTGTCCATGCTTGACGGAAATTTGTATGCTGTGTTGAATTCGTTCACATAGTTCTTTGTAAAATTGTTCATCCATAATGTAATTGTGAACAACGGAGGGAGGGGGAGTCGAACCCCCAAGGGCTTTAACACCTCAACTGTTTTCAAGACAGGTTCCGTCGCCAATCGGATTGCCCCTCCAAAAAAGTAACCAAAGGTTACTTATTATATATCAAGAATTTGATTGAGTCCTAGCGTCCATTTGCCTTACAGCATGAATAGGACTCTTCATGTATCGTTTAATTTTCTTCAATTGTCTATTCAATTGTTTCAAATGTTCTAAATCTCGTTTGATCTCTGCAGGACTTTTAATCTTGTCTTCATTCAAACTAATCTCTGGAGTTAGAACTGTTTCTTCTTCAACTACTTCAGTTGATTCAACATCAATAATTTGTTCTTCCATAATTTAACTTCTTGTTTTTAAATACTCTACTGCCTTATATAGGCCACTAAGATTATCTCCAAGATTTCCTAATCCAACATTACATGGATCGCAAATCCATCCACGAAACTTTCCAGTTTTATGACAGTGATCAAGGACAATCTTTTTGTTATGTGGGGGTATCTTTCCACACAAATCACATACATCTGGTTTTGGTGGTGCAGTTTTTTTCAATTGATACCGAAGTTTACTTTGTTCACTAATACATGTTCTACACCTAGTATCATGCCTATCCTTATGTCCACGATGTCCAGGAAACTCAGATAGTTTTTTTGTTTCATTACAATAGACACATGATTTAGTGTTTAGTTCATCAATAATCTCCATAGGCACCGGAGGCTTTGGTTGCTCTAGCATCATAGCATGGTTTTCAGGGCTTGTCAAGTCATGGATAAAAAAAGAGACCCTTTCGGGTCCCTGAAAACTTATAAAGTTTTTATCAACCGATGGCTGGTGCAGTGAGAGCAACAGGAGTGCTGTCAGCAGCAGCTAGATCAAGAAAAAAGTTCTTTTCAATTGTTAATTGAATAATAATTTGTTTGATCAAAATTATGTTTATTCAGTTTTTTAATTGCAATTAAATTATTTTTCTCTAAAGTTTTAACCGCTCTATTTACTGTCTTTTCACTAATTTTACATTCTTCTTTAAAATCAGACATAGATATTCTCAAAAATTTATTACCATTATACTCAATCAATTTTTCACTTTCACTTTCTATATTAGATTTAATATAATTAAAGAGAACTAATATAGATCTTTTAGATACCGATCCATTTCTGCTTTCTATTTTTACATCTATGTGATTATTATCACATTTATATTTTAATATAAAATCTTTTTTGATTAGTTCTATCTCATCACTTGTTTTTTTAGTTATATTGTAATAATACCACCCACAAGTAGTTGGAGTTTTTGAACCTCTTTGTTTCTTTTTTCTTATTGCTTCATATGGAATATTTTTACTCTTACAAAATTTATCAAACCCATCATCAACAATATAAGATTCTCCAGTTATATTAACTACCAAATATTTTTTTAAGTTAGGATTTCCATTTTTCTCAATATATGTTTTCATTCTTTTGGATATATCTTTTTTTCTGGGTTCGGATAACTTAAATCCACTAAATCCTTCTCCTCCATTAGTAAGATTTAACAAGATACCATTATTAACATCCTTTCTTCCAAAAACAAAAATTAGATATTTTTCATTCTTAAAAGCGTCGTCTTCAGTAAGATTATCTTTCAATATAAGAACTCTATTTTTGGGAGGAACTGGAACCGAATGTTTCCCATAAAATGCCCTATGATATTTTCTATAATTTTTATTTTTAGATAATTTATGTTTTCCTTTTCCAATATAATAAGGTGTTCCATTTTCACGAAGATATGCATAAGTATAAAAATCATTCATAATTTTTCAAATACTCAATCATTTTTTCAAGGGTGTTAATATTATCCCCAACAAGACCTAAAGCAGTATTGCAGTGGTGACATAGAAGTTTTCTTACTTTACCTGTGGTGTGGCAGTGATCAACACATAACTTCTTCCACTTACCATTTCCTTCATTATTGCAAATAGCACATCGACCATTTTGTTCCTCGTACATTTTAGTGTGCTCATCCAGAGTTATGCCATATATTCTCTTTAAATCATTATTTTTGGTGCGTTCTGGATTTGCTTGATGTCGTGCCTTTACCCTTGCTTTATCACACTCTTTGCAGGCAGAATGTCTTCTACCAGTTTTTTTATCCCGTATATAAAACTCTATGATCTGTTTTTCAATCCCACAGGTCATACAAATTCTATACAAATCGGAGTATAGTTTAGTCATTTCATGCTTTCTTTCGTGCTTAATTATTTATAAAAAAAAGAAACTCCGAAGAGTTTCTTTGGTGAATTAACCGATTGCGGGAGCAGTGAGAGCAACAGGAGTTGCTTCTACGCTAGCAAGGTCAAGAGGGAAATTATGGGCATTCTTTTAACCCTCTTGAAATCTGGTATTGCTACCAGGATTGGACTATATCATCACCATTTCTGGTGTCGGAAGCTCTAGCCTGTTATTAAGGAAACTTTATTCCTCAGGTAGTCTCTGAACCTTTCCAGAGTGTACTCTGGACTTGGCTGCTGATTGCCCTCTTGGGGTTTCCAGCAATTCATCCGATTTAAAGAGCGCAACACCCAAATCTACGCTCATGCATAACTTCCATACCCAGACCACCACGATTCAGAATGTCTGCCCATGTATTAATTACATGACCCTGACTATCTTGAATTGATTGGTTGAAGTTGAAGCCGTTCAGGTTGAACGCCATGGTTGACACGCCCAGAGCAGTGAACCAAATACCGACAACAGGCCAAGCTGCCAAGAAAAAGTGAAGACTACGAGAGTTATTAAAACTAGCGTACTGAAAAATAAGGCGGCCAAAATATCCATGAGCAGCTACAATGTTGTAGGTTTCTTCTTCTTGTCCAAACTTGTATCCGTAGTTCTGGGACTCATTTTCTGTCGTCTCACGAACAAGACTAGAGGTGACGAGAGATCCGTGCATAGCAGAGAAAAGAGAACCACCGAAGACACCAGCAACTCCCAGCATATGGAAAGGGTGCATAAGAATGTTGTGTTCCGCCTGGAAAACAAGCATGTAGTTGAAAGTTCCTGAAATCCCCAGAGGCATTGCATCAGAGAAGGATCCTTGACCGAAGGGATAGACCAGGAAAACTGCACTAGCAGCAGCAACGGGTGCAGAGTAGGCAACACAAATCCAAGGACGCATACCCAGTCGGTAAGATAGTTCCCATTCACGACCCATGTAGGCATAGATACCAATTAGAAAGTGGAAGACGACCAATTGAAATGGTCCACCATTATATAGCCACTCATCGAGAGAAGCAGCTTCCCAAATAGGATAGAAGTGCAGACCGATAGCATTGCTAGAAGGAACAACAGCACCAGAGATGATGTTGTTTCCATACATTAGAGAACCAGCAACTGGTTCTCGGATCCCGTCTCTTATCCCAGTAAAACAGTCATATCTTGCGACTTAGACCGTTTCAGTTGACCTATTTGATTTGCTCGTTTTGCGTTTTCTACTCTTCCACCATTTTCTACCCACTCTTTCCACTCATTAATATAAGAAATACATTCTTTAATTCTTTCACTTCTTCTATTTCCCATATGGGGAAGTATTTTTTCCAAAATGAAAAGAACTTTTTCTCTATTTCCTATATGAAGGACATAGACTGGTTTTCCTTTGAGTGTTTTTCTATTGGGTACAAAATAGGGTTTGTCTACAAAATTACTTAGTTTAGCAACCACATCTTCATCAGTCATAACAAGACGAATATATGGTGCTGGTGGTGCTTTAGAAGAGTCATAACGGTCTTTAGAACGATTATCTATTCCAAAGTATCCTTCACCTTCTAAAATTCCCGCAATCCAAGTAATTTGTGATTCCGTTAAATCGAGCATTTTGTTTTCGCACCTACTGTTATATTTATACAACAAGTGCGAATAAAAGTCAACTGTGAGATTTGGACTATATCTTCACCCTTTAATTAGATTAAAGGGGCTGGGCACTCTAGCCTGTTATTAAGGGGACTAAACCCCTCAGGTAGTCTCTGAACCTTTCCAAAGTGTACTTTGGACTTGGCTGCTGATTGCCTTTCGGTTTCCAGCAATTCACCCAGTTTTAACATCATCCTTACGGATGAAGGACACAGATTAAAGCAGTATGTCTACGGGAGGAGCAGCAATGAAAGCAACAATGAAACAAATAGTAGCAGCGAGAAGGGTTGGAATCATTAGAGTTCCGAACCAACCGACATAAAGACGATTATCGGTAGAAGTTACCCACTCACAGAATTGTTCCCAAGTGTTACTTCCACGCTGTTGAGCGATGGATGCGGTCATAGTTTTAAAAGTTCGTAAGGTTTATGAAAACATATGTTAAGGAATGTTTCGATTCCTTAACACTTATTTATAGTAGCACAGGTTGCAAAGCTTGTCAAGGGGTCTTTGAATAAATACTTATAAATTGTTCTTATGGACGAGAGAAGAACATTTAACACTCCTATTAGGGAACCTTGGAATGCACCTATTCATAATATATTAAAAGCTATAGATAATCATACAAGACAATATTTGAAAACTGAAGATCCTTGGCATGAAGAGAAAGCTAATATGTTAAGAGAATATCTACACGAATTAAAAACCTGGATACACAAAGAAGAAAATGAATGACTTTCCATGGGGAGTTTCAATAGGACTCGGAATAATACTATTGGGCACATTAAGTTTTTTAATCTACATTATGATGTTAGATCACTTAGAAGGCAATGACAAAAACAATACTCATTGAGTTGTTGATCATAGCTAGATTATTAACTAATGATGGAATGATGCTGGAAAATAGAAGACCTCAACCGAAAAGACAATCGGTTGAGGTTCTTCGTTTTATTCGTAGACCAGCTAAAAAAGGCAGAAAATTATTTAAGTTTACCTAATCCATTTTCCCATAAAGAACCCTCTGCTCGCCTTCTTCTAGCTAATCCTTTCTCTACAGATGATCCTGGATTACGATAACGATAAAGTGCTTCTGGAACAAGATGCCAAGATTTATCTTTTAATACTTTGGTAATGGTATTAAACCCATCTGATCCATAAAAATTTGCACCAAGATTATATGCAAATGAAAGTAGTGCTCCTCTCATTTCTTCATTCATTTCATTCCAATATGGAATCTTGGTTAGTGGAGGAAGAAACTGATTCCTAGCTTGATACTCAAGTAATTCATCTGCCTGTAATTGAGTAATCTTATCAGTGATCTTAAATGGCTTTCCATTCATATCTCTGGTACTTCCCCATCCGATGGTAATTGGAAGTCCACCAGTATGAGGATCATAATATGCACTCAATTTACATCCTTCAAATTCTTTGATTAAATCCAATCCACATGTTGGAACTATAGATGGGTTGGATATTTTATATTCGTTTCTAAATCTTTTAGCAAATTCTTCTAGTACATTGGAAGGAATATTTTTTTGAAGGTATTCCCAAGCATCCATTTGATGCATATATCCTTTTGTATGTGTAGCAGCATCAATGAGTTTTATAGTCATAAAAAAAGGAGGTATTGAACCTCCTGTATTTAGGAATTAATAATTCACCAAACTCCTGGAATAATCTGCCCAGTAGTGAGATAGGTTCCGACTGCGACTACGAAACCAAGCATAGCGAGGCGACCATTAAGTGTTTCTGCCTCAGGTGTCCATCCAAATTTCATTTTGTTTCTCCTAGTAATTAAAGGTTTTCTTCTTGTTCAGTTAGAATTACACAATCAGATTTAGGATATGCTACACAAGTGAGCACCCATCCATCTGCTAGTTGATCATCATCAAGGAACGATTGTTCCTCATTATCAACTTCACCTTGAATCAGTTTACCAGCACAAGCAGAACAGGCACCAGCACGACATGATGAAGGAAGATCTACTCCTGCTTCCTCAGCAGCTTCAAGGATGTATTGATCCTCAGCACACTGAATAGTTTGTTCAGTTCCATCAGGGGAACGAAGAGTAATTTGATAAGTCATTAGTAAGTTTCAGATAATTGATTTACAGCGTATGCCAACAGTACAAAGAAGGCAACACTAGTAATTGTAAACAGAAGTTCAGTCATTGTCAATTATTTGTCAGAAGATCCCGAAAAAGAACTTGCCAGTGCCAATATAAGAAATGAACCCAGCAATAATACCGACCATTGCCCAGCGCCCATTGTACTTCTCCTTTACTTGATTTGGAGTATCCATTCCGTAATTTTCATAATACATTACAGGTTCTTTGGCAAACATATTTTGTTGGCCGAACTCATTAGATGTTACAGTCATTTTGTTGTTACAAATTGTTACAATATTATATATGAAAAAGGGGGTTTTGTCAACCCCCAATTGTCAGAAAATCAGAACTTGAATCCCAGACCCGTGGTGAACACAGGAGAATAGGTTCCGTTGGTAGCACCATAGCTGTTAGCAGCATTGGTGGTAGGGAACTTGAGATCAGCAAAACCAACTAGTGAATTGGTTAGACGACCTTCAATGCCTAGAGCAAGTACAACCTGACCCTTCTCACCAACAGCAGACTGGAAATTAGCAGCAGTGTTGTTCACGAAAGGAATCTGATAACCAACACCAGTGTAGATGTTAGCACGACTCACACCAGAAGCAGCCTTAGCGATACTCCAGTCATAGGCAACTAGAGCACCACCTGCAGCACCAATCTCACCAGCAGGAGTGCCTACTAGGTTAGCATAGGGACGAACAGAAACAGCATTCTGATTAGCAAAGGTCTTTACAGCATAACGACCTTGAACAGTAGCACCAGAGATAGTACGGTTCTCAGTGTAACCATTACCATCAACGCCTTGCTTGTTTAGAAGAACACCGGCACCTAGGTAGTTACCTACACCCTGAGCCTTTTGAGCAGCAGCTACTTCTAGTGCAGTTACACGGGCATTAGTAGCACCGAGTTCCTTAGCAAATTCTGCACGAAGAGCAGCAGCTAGTTGTGCATCTGCAGCAGTTTGGAATTCGCTGATACGATCCAGACATGCATTAGTGAGTGCAGCAAGTTGAGCACGAGTAGCAGGTTCACCAGGACGGAAAGTGCCATCAGGGAAACCAGCAACACAACCATAACGGGATACTAGGTTAGAGATAGCCTGATATGACCACTCGGTTGGTTGAACATCACGCAGTTGTGAAACACTGGTGACTTGTGCCATGGCAGGAGAGATTGCAGTTGCAGCAACAACACCAGCAGCAATAAATGAACGAATCATCATAATTTTAAATGATTAACTACAGATTTTATTTATATTTGGGAAGTGGTTGGAATCGAACCAACTACTGTGTGGATTGTCTCCGTGCCGATCCAGTTGGCCTCACTTCCATGAAATCCTACTATAGCAGGAGTTGTGGGGGTTGTCAACCCCCCTTTGCAGGCTCGCCACCAGTTTTGATTACGAGAAAACTGGAAACTCGGCAGAGTAAAAAACTCCTCATCCGCACCAGTCGGCATATTTTATGTCCATCCGACGAGGACTAAATTGGGTCATACTTGACTCCACCAGGGCAAATTTTTAAGTCATTCCGAGACTTTCATATCATTGTATATTTGCCAAATATACTTTTTATGTTCTTCAAGTTTGTCAATTGTTTCTTGAATTTTGATATAATTTTTCAAGTCCATACGGTCTTGAATTTGTTTAAGTGTAGTTATTACACATTGAATTTCACTAGAAACATTTTGAAGTTTTAAAGAACAGTATTCGTTGTTATCCATTTGTTTAAAGGGGGTTGCTCCCGACCAGGGCAGAGTTTAAAGTCTACTCCGAGACTAATCATCAAGGTTCTAGAATTGTTTCGTCAGAAACTTCTTCTTCTTCAATTACTGGAGTAGGCTCTACTACTTCGGGTTCAGTAGTAGCATTTGTAACTAACCAGCTAACAGATACTCTATCTTCTTCTTGAAGTGCATCAATTCTATTTTGAATGTTTTCAACAGAATATTTTACATATGAAAATTCATCTACTGATTCAACACCTTCTTTTGTAAGTAGCCAACCAAGAACTGTTTCTTGAGTGATTTCGTCAAAAGGAATAAATGCATCTTCATCAATTTCAGAAATATCAAATGAAATATTTCCACCACAACTATAGGTAAATTGTGGATACTCTTCAGAAGATGCGTTTACAGAAACTGCAACTTCATATACTACATTGTTTAGGTTTCCTACTGATAGCTTTCTTCCAAGACTACCAATAGTTAGATTGTAATTAATTGCCATACTGATCAAATGGTTTATTTGTATTTAGTACTGTTATCAGATCACCAAAGTTTTTTCGTGACCTACTCGACAAGTTGGATCCATCCAAATTTTAAATCCTGCATCTCTAGCATCATGACAGAAAGCAACATCTTCAGAACAAACATCTTGAATGTCTTTGTCAATGTGCATAAGTTTTGGAGCAAACCAAGGATATTCGATACTTTCAAATACACCTTGTTTAATAAGTACCCAACCAAATCCAATATAATCTACTGTAAGTGGTTCAGTCTTTTTGGACATATCTTCTGTAGTTAGAAATTGATATGTACCATGTTGTTTGAAAAACTCATCATCCATGGTTTCCACTACTGGAGTATAGAATCCTCCAGATGAAGCACCTCCAGGTTGTGCATACCAACCAGAGGCAATGTCTTTATCCATGTCAACAAGTTTCTGAAACATTTCATTATTAAAACGAATGTCAGAATCAATCCACAACATGTAGTCATATTCCATGCCACCGAAGGGTTTTTGATTCTTTCCTTGATTGACATCTGCACCTGCACATTTGCATCGTGCATAGTTTACCATACTTGAATACTGTTGGGAAACTTTAAATATTGCACCCTGAGAGGAAACATATGATAGGAGTTCAATAAAACTCATCATGAAAGACCCACTGTAGGTATTTCCTGGAAGACAGAAAACAATTGTTTTATCCTTTAAAATCATAATCAATCTTTAGGTTTGGGTTTATTGCACTCATTGCAATAGTAGGAAAATCCTGACTTGAAGTATTTTACCACTTGGTAGTGGTCTTTGTCAAGAGGGTACTCAGTGTGACATTTTGAGCACTGTCTAGTCCCACCACCAACAGAGGTTTTCAAGCGTGTTGATGAACTGTTCGTGATAGACTGTACGGCTCGGATTAGGTTTACCATCTTTCATGTCTTGGAGATACTGTATAATACCACGAACCACAGGGGTGTCCTGGAAGTATTCGTGCATTTTGTAACAATCAAACTTCTCAATGTATTCAACGAATCCATGCAGAGGTGCCATGTTACGACGATAGGCATAGATGAATACATCTTCATCTTTGATACCTTCTTTGTTTAGAATTTGAAGTGGAGTATATTTTTCTCCATCATATTCTTCTTCAAGTTCTATTGGATCATCAAATACAAAATGAAGACCGTCATAATACTTATCATGAAGTTCTTTATCTGGTGATACACGAAGCTTTTCATTTTCTTCCAGATAATAGTTCATGCGGGATTTGGCGTCTTCATTCGTCAGGCGAAACACGATGTTACCAATGTAGTAATCTACAGGACCTCCATACATGTTTTCGGATGTTCTTTTTCTGAATGACAGATGAGTAATCTCAAATCCAGGTTCTTCGTATTCAGTTTCAACGAGTCCTTGTGAAATAGTCATACTTCAAAAGTGTCAAGGTCTTTACCAGATTTGATGGATTCTTTGCGGAGTTTCTTCAAATCCTTCATCATGGATTTAATTTCTTTGTATGCATCATCGGCATTCATCTTACCACCGATTTCCAATCCGACGATAAGATCTACCTTATCACCGAATCTAGCAAGTGCTCTTTCAAATTCAGTAAGTGATTCGTAACCCATAATAAGTTAATTAATTAACTAAGCCCAAGGTCGGACTTGAACCGACGACCTACGGTTTACAAAACCGTTGCTCTATCCAGCTGAGCTACTCAGGCATATCTTCTGGATTTTCCAAGTCCACTGGAAACAAACAAGGATGACACTCTTCATCAATCAAATAGAATGAAGTTTTGTATAGATCTTCTGGACTATACTCTTCATTATTTGAAGCATCAATTTGAATGTAAGGATCATCCTGCATTATCTGAGGAATCTCTTCAAATGTAAATGGAACATTATTAATGAAATACATCTCAACAATTTCATTATTGTAAAAACAATACTTTGATGAGATTTTGTATTTCATGACTGTATCCTTCGATACAAATATTTAGTGGTAGGAGAGGAGACAATCACCAGCGTCTCCTTCTTTACATTACCTAGCCAGTGACCAGGAAGAGGTTTTGGTTCCTACATTTGATACAAGATGCATCAACTGGAGTGGCAGGGATCGAACCTGCGACAACTTGATTAACAGTCAAGCGTTCTACCGCTGAACTACACTCCAAAGAAATCACTGTTGACTTAACATATATTCAACAGTATTTGCAATGTCATTCATTGCTACCCGAAGATCTGATTGTTGACCAGACTCCATTTTAATTATTGGGCGATGATCATCTACTAGAGTCCATCTCCATTGATTTAATTCAGTACAATACCAAAGATTAATTTTCATTTTTAAAGTGTTCTAATTCTATCCATCTAAGGAGAGTGTTAAAAGCATAAATTGATGCTTCAGTGCAATTGTCAGCTTCAAGCCTTTGAATATAATACTCAAGTGCTTCAATAACCATTTCTCTGTCTTTTTGAGAGATAAGTGACATAATAACCTCAAAGAGTGAGGGAAGCGAATGACGGGGATCGAACCCGTGACACCAACTTGGAAGGATGGGATGTTACCGCTACACCACATTCGCAGGGACCCCTCTGTTTGAGCATCATTCGGCGTCCCGAGATAGGCTTGAGAGGTAGATGATTTTATTTAGGTAGTAAAATTAATCTTTGGATTTGGATTAATACCACTAAAAGTAATTACATCATCATAGTTAGTTGCAAAAGGAATACCACCTTCTACACTAAAATCTTCTTTTGGAGTCTGTACTCTGTTCATGATAATAATGTAACCTAGCTTTTGTAGAGCTTCTGCAATAGAATGAAGAGTATAAGGATCTTCATGCATAGCACCTAGTTCTAGTGCAGAACGAAGTGCATGTTCAGCTTTTTCAATTTGATACTTAACTGAGTCTCCCATAAAAAATAATATAGTGGGAATGGAGAATACCAGAGTCGAACTGGTGATTGATGCTTGCAAAGCACCCGTTTTACCACTAAACTAATTCCCCAGATGGATTAGGTGTGAGACCAGGGACCTAACCTCTATCCGTATGCTGACTTTGCAGTTCAACGACGAAGTTATAGCAAACATCTGCCTGCATATAACTTTTTGGTTTACCGTCAGAAGGAAAGTTCTGTTAACGGTAATCGGGGTGACTGGGATCGAACCAGTGTCTTCTTGCTCCCAAAGCAAGCCGTCTACCGCTGACTTACACCCCGTTATAATGTTCAATTTGATGACAATTTGCACATAAGACTTCACATTTGTTTAGTTCTTCCATTACATTATCCCAAGATTTATATCTTGCAATTACAGAAGGAGTTCCTTCTTTATTGTCATCTGTATGATGAAATTGTAATGCCCGATAGTCATCATAACCACAACGATTACACTTTAGAGTTTTTTTGTATTCTCTAAATTTTTGCATTCTCTCTTTAGATTTATTTGTCTTCTGAGAAGAATAACATGAAGTGCAAAGATGTCTATAATACTGAATTCCATTTACAACTCCAGCGTTTGGAAACTGCTCAATAGGAAAAGTAGATTTACATTCTCTACACTGTCTAATAGTCATTTGGGAGTAACAGTAATGTTCCCAAATATTTATGTTGGGTGAATGGTGGGAATCTGTCATACCCACAACTGGAAGGTTACACTGACAACCGTATTCCAGAACCTAGATTCTTCTTGGTGAGAAGTTCTATACCTTTGATTTCTCAACGATACAGCGGGCACCAC